TTATGCCACGTCAATCCACTCTGCGCCCCGACTGTCTCGGTAGAGGGCGGTCATCGCCGCCGACTTGTGGCCGAGTAGTGCTTGAGGATCTCGACCTTCCGCGGCGTGCAATCGTGCGGCCAGTGATCGCATTTCGTGAAACGTCGGCGGGCTCTCGCTGAGATTGATGCCGGTCTTTGCTATTGCCCGGTCACGCGCGACAGAGAATGCACTGCTCAGCGTGTCCAGCATGATCGGCATTCCCGGCGTTGCGCGACTCACCGTGCGGCTATGGTGGACCAAGTGCTTCGACACTACCGCATCACGGCACGCTTTCACCACCTCGCCCAGCTCGAGCCCCAGCGACTCCAGGCGCAGTTTAGTGCTGATCCGCAGTCGAGCGCCGGTCTTCGCCTGAACGACATGCAGGTGATCGTCGTGCACATCCTTGAACATCATTGCTGCAATGTCGTCACGCCGCTGACCGGTTAGGACGGCCAGTTCCATTGCTCGCTTGAGCCAGGGCTGCTTCGCCTCAGCATAGATCGCCTTCCACAGCTCCAAGGTCAGCCGCTCGCGCTTGATCTTCACCTTCGCAGCCCGCGTCACCTCGACCGGGTTGTCCTTCCGCCATCCCGCCGCTATCGCCTCGCGCATCACATCGCTCAGCAATGACCGCATGGCTTTCGCCATCTGTGCCTTGCCTTGGTCGGTGAGGGTCTTCAGGTAGCCGGCAATTTCAAACGTCCCTATCTCTGCTGTGTCATGGTGCCCAAGCTCCGCACTGAGGCGGTTCAATCGCATCCGCACCGTCTCCTTGCTCTGCGCGGAGACATCGCGCTCGGCGTACAGCTTGCGGTATTCGTCGATCCATTCGGAAAGCCGCCGTGCCGGGGCCGCTGCGATCCGTTCAGTCAGCGCCGGCCGCATCTCTGCGATGGAGTGGTTCGCCGCTACCGCCTCGCGCACGGCCTGGGCCTTGTCGCTTCCCAGCCCGTACCACTTCCCCGACGCTGGGTCGCGGTAGCTGTAGTAAGTGACGCCGTTCCTGCTGTCCGTCTTGCGGTACAGGTTCGGCGGCAGGTCTTTCGATCCGGTTTTACGCGGCCTTGGCGCCATGTCGATCCCTCGCGATGCGCCCGGCAAGCGTGCCCGGCTCGATGTACTGTGCGTCTGGCTCAACATAATAGCTGCGCCCATGCTTTACCGGGGCCGGAAAGATGCGACCTTCCCGCGCCCACTTGCGAAGCGTGTTCACATTCGGGGCCGGGTCGAAGTTCGCCTCGGCCCACTTTTCAAGGCTCAATTTCATAACTCACTCCTTCACGGTCAGGCCGGCTGCTTTGATGGCCTCACGGCATACCCGAACAAAATCTTGAGTCTGCTCGGTAGTCCTGAAATGCAGGCATACCATTCCGAGCTGGTGATGGACGCTCATAAGTCCGTCCATTCGCGAGCATCCCGCCCGCGACGCCACCCACACATTCCGCATCTGGTCCTTCACGTCCGCGAACTGCTCTCGAAACGGCTGGCGATTCCACCAGGCCTCGAACTCGGCCAGGGTCTTTTCTGTCATGCCTACCTCCTACCGGCAAACCGGTTCCAGTGTGTGAAGGTCCAGCAGTGTGAAGCGTCCCGATGGATGCCAGCCTGCTGTGTCGATGTGCAGCACGTTGCCCAGCTTCACTGGCCCGTTCGGTAATGGCGTATGGCCTACGACCAGCGCGCGCAGATCGGGAACGCCTGACTCGTCGTCTTCTTCCATCCGCTTTCGCGACCACATGCAGGTGTTCTTAACCAGCTTCAGCCGCTTCTGTGATTCAGGGTTGGTCAGCTCGTCGACCATCTGCGCCCATGTCGGGAATGGACAATCCGCGTGCACGATCCCGACCTGGCCGCCATCCGTCTCCAGCTCAATGGCGATCGGCAGCTCGCGGAACTGAACGGCGTACTCGGCCTGCTCGTCCCCGTTCAGCGAAAGGAACCAGCCGCCGCCATTGATGAGCCAGTTGCCTAGGTCGCAGCTGTCGTATCGGCACACGTAGTCGTCGTGGTTGCCGCGCACCGGGTGGAACCAGGGCTTATCCAGCCAGTCGAGCACGTGCTCGCACTCCGGCCCGCGGTCTACCAGATCGCCGACCGAGAACAGCCGATCTACTGCCGGATCAAAGCCCATCCCGCCCAGCGCCTGTTGCAGCTTCGTGAAGCATCCGTGAATGTCGCCCACGGCAAAGTCCCGCTCCGCCGTGTTCTGGGCGAACCGCTTGATGAGTTCGGGCATATCTACTCCTCCCGCATATCGGGTGGGGAAAGGGTGGGTTACATTGCGAAGTGGAACTTGAGGAATTTGCCTTTCGGCAGCGGTATCCAGATCTCGCCGGAAAAATCATCGCCGCAGGGGCCGACGCTTTGGTCGATGTAGGCGTAGCGGAACGCATAGCCGGAACAGTCTTCCTTGTGGCCGCCGTGGGTTCCGGTGATCTCGAAGTCACTCGTCATCTCGCATTCGACGATGTAGCCCTTGATGTGCTGCAGCTTGCGCGGACTGACGATGGTCGCGACGTAGCTCAAGGCTTCGTCTCGCATCCGGCCTTGCTCGAGGCGGTATGCGGTTTCCGCTTCGTCTGCCTTGCGCATGATCTCGGCGTAATAAGCTTCGGATATGTCGAGCATGACTTCTCCTCCCCGCCGACTCACGCCAGCAGGCTCTCCGTGATATGGATTAGTGGGTTACGCGCTCAACGCTGAACGCTATGGACCCGCACTCGCACGCGCAACCCTACGGCACTGGCAGGCAATGCACTGGCTCTGATAAGCGCCGCGTCCCGCCGAGAAGTAGAAGTGATGTTCGTCCTGCGGCTTCCACGCCTTGCATTCGGCGCACAGCTTCTCGACCACTCCATCTTCTCGTTGGCGCCTGACGGGTTTGCCGCGGTAGTGGTAGAGGGTTTTCATTGTGGTGTGGCAGGTAGCGGCATCCAGTGGGTTATCCCGTTGTCATAGAAACCAGAAGAATGCTGCCACTTGCTTTCGCCTTTTTTTGCCTCAGCGTTAAACATGCAGAGCGAATCTACCCAGTCCTCTGGCGCGCCTCGCTGCGGTAGAACCGAGCAAGCGGGGTAGACGCCTGACTTCTCGGGCAACCGCTCATCAACGCTGATCCACTGGGTTTGTTGTTCGAGTTGGGAGCGAAGGGTGACAATTTCGGAATTGGTTACTTGATCCACTGCTGCAATGGCCGATTCGCGTAGTCGCACCGCTTGACGCAGCCGCTCGTTCTCGGCACGTAGGGCGTCGTAGTCGGTAAGCTGTTCCTTTAGCCAGTTCGCCAAGAAGGATTCGGCATCTTCCTTCGACGCCAATCCCTTCACTACGTCGAATGCGCGACAGCTCTTTACTCCGTGCTGATTGATCGGGTCGAACACGTCACAGCCGCTGATCCGCACGCCCCAGCCAGTTCCAGTAAGAACCACCTCTGGCTTATTGCACCAATCTTGGAATTCACTCATCGCGACCTCCTTGAGCGGCCATTGCCACCTGTGCCTGTTCGCAGCCGCATAGCCGCGACCGGGAGCCGTTCAGCTCGGCGTCGCAGTCAGGATTGCACGGCGTCCAAAAGGGCAGCGCCTCGGGCACAGGGTCTGGCTCCAACAGTTCCACGCCGAGCAACTGCCAGTGCTCGAAGCCCATTTCTCCGCGACCGCCGCGACATAGCAGGCGCTCCAGTTCTGGAACGCTGGCATCCAGGGTAACGAAGTCGCGCCGCTCCAGCCCGCTGTTGTGGTCCTGCTCATGGCGCTGGACGATGAAGCGGATCATCACTCACCTCCTTGAGCGGCCAGGGCGGCGATAACCGACTTAACAGCTTCTTCTGGCGTTTCACCCTCTGCTCGAAACAAAGTGTGGCCTTCGTCACCGTACAGATCGGCGTGCCACTGGCCCTCATACTCTGGGATCAGTGCAATGCGGTGCTTCGTCAGCGCCTCCACCAGCTCGGCCTGCGCGAGGGGTGCGGCGTAAACGTCCTGATATTTGAACGTCACACCTTTAACGCTTTTGGCGATATTCGGTCGCGAGGGGCCGACTTCGAATCCGCTGTTTACCGTCTCGCCGAGAAAGATCGCCTGCCAGTGCCAACCATAAGGCTGCTGCTCGGTCTGCGCGACAGGGGCGGCGTAGAGTTCCCTACCTGTATAGATGCAGTCGCCGCGCTTCGGGGTCTTCTTCAGGCTTTCGAAGTAATCCCGGCTGCACACATGCCAACCGTCATAGTATTCATTGAACAGGATTCGACCAGATGGAGTTTCTACGCAACGGTATTGATACGCCACCGGCTGCTGCTCGGTCTGCGCGGGGCGGGCTGCTGAATATTGCACAGTTACGCGGCTAGGATGAACGCAGACGCCATCGACCATAAAGCCAATGCCGTACAGCTCGGCATCACGAGACACTGCCTCCCGCTCATCCTGCGCCGGGACTGGCTCTACCGGCTCGGCCTGCTGGGATAGGGCGACACTAGCAGCATGCATAAGCCCTTCGATTGCCGAGACGTCTTCTTCATCAAAGTCATCGTTCAGATAGTCACGAAAGCGGATTACGCACTTACCGAGCAGCCCGCGCAACTTCTCGTTCTCCTGCATCACATGCTCAGCAACCGCTGGGTGGATTGGCTTGTTCATTGGTTCGCTCCTTGTTTGGGTGGCTGGCAGCGCAGGCACACGCATACGCCGATCAGCCGGCCGGTGGTGCGGCAGTAGGTGGGTCTGTTCATGCGGCGTCGCCATCCAGCAGCGCGCCGAACAGGTCAGGCATGGCCATCTCCTTCTCTGCAGCCTGGAGATACTGCACACCGTCGAAGAAGTAGCCGGTGTTGAGCTCGCTGGCGCTGCCCTTGCGACCCTTCAGCACGGCGCGATATGGCACCGTCATCAGTCCGCCGAACGGGTCATGTACAACTTCGCCGGGACTGCTGTAGCGCTCGATCAGGCGATCAACGATGTCGATCTGCAGGGGGCAAACGTGGTTTTGCAAACCCTTCTGCGTCTGCTTGCCGTTGAGGGTGATCATGCGGTTCACGTCATGCCACACGTCGCTGTCGTGGCTGCCTGGCGCAAGGCTCATGAAGGTGGACGGCAGCGCGCCACGAGCCTCTAGCTCCTCGCCGATCTTGATGTGGAATTCGTAGTCGTAGACGTTCTGCAGGCTGTACTCGGTGAACGCCTTGGCCAACTTGTCAGGACCGAGAGTCGCCAGTTCGTCAGCCGTCAGCTGGCGATTTCCGCTGCTGCGCCAGAAGGCGTGCGCATCTACCTGCCAGCGGGCGCGGGTGTAGTCGGCCTTCTCCTTGCGTACCGGCTCGTCGGCATAGCCCTTGGAGCGGTCAGTCTGCGGTTTGCGTAGCAGCAGGATGTACTCTGGCGACCCGACGCCCATCTTCGTGCCGTCCTTGCACTGCTCGGACCAGCCGAGGCGATAGGTCTGATTGTTCTCCCGAACCACGTCCGTTACGACTGTGATCATGCCCATGTAGTCGAAGCCGTGTTTCATTGCATGAAAAGCCGCTTCCATGTGAAACGGGGAGACTGTCGGGGCGCCGGCTCCGGTGACGTTGCCGAACAAGATCCTGTCTTTCACGTGACAGCAGTACATGCGTCCAGGCTTTAAGACGCGCTTTAGCTCCGGAGTCAGGAAGTCCATCTGCCTCCAAAAGTGATCGTTATTCTCGGTGTGGCCGAAGTCGTTGTAGCTGGGGGTGTACTCGTAGTGGTTGGCGAACGGGATGCTTGTGACGATCAGATCTACCGAGTTTTCCGCCATGTTCTGCGCCTCGAGCACGCAGTCATTGTTCGCCACACGGTAGTTCTCGCCGCTCACCTCCAGCCTTTCGACGCCGATGGTGCGGGCCAGAATGTCGGCCATGCTCAGGCTGTTGAGGCCGTGTTCTTTGATGATTGCAGTCATGGTTTGCACCACCTCCGTATGCTGGCGCCACTTGTCCATGAGGGCGCGCAGCACTTCGCGCTCGGCCTCTGAATGGATGATGTGAATCTCCACCGGCTGCGCCTGAAGAAAGCGCTGTATTCGGTGGATCGCCTGGATGAAGTCGTTGAACTTGAAGCCGATGCCGACAAAGATCGCCTTGTGGCAATGGCGCTGAAAGTTGCAGCCGCTGCCGGCGATAACCGGCTTTGCGCTCAGGTACTTGAACTTGCCGTCACTGAAATCGACGATGGCCTGCTCGCGGGCATCAAGGTCTTGCGAGCCGTAGACGCTGACGGCATCTGGCACCGCCTTCTGGATGGCGTGACGCTCATCTTCAAGGTCGTGCCAAAGGATGTAGTGGCTGTCCGGGTCGGCGCGCAGAATCTCTGCCATCTTCGCGATGCGATCCGGCAGGCTGTCGCGCTTTTCGCCGCTGGCCTGACTGACGCCAAGGCTGACGTTCTTGAACAACAGCGCCTGGCCGTCCTTCTCAGTGCCGGCTGAGCCGTGGTCGCTCTGAACTTCGTGGAATATCACCTCAAGCGGCGGCAGGTCGTAACCGTCGTCGCTGAATCCAAGGTCGGACGGGCGTTGCAGGAAGATTGCCCAGCTATTGAGCCAGAGCCAGAACTCCTTCTCCTTGTGTGGGTACAGGGTCAGGTTGTTGGCTTTGCTGCTGTCGCGCTGAAAGAACCGGGTCAGGGCCTGGCCGGTGTCCATGATGCCAAGGAAGCCGGCGTAATGGATCAGCTCCTTGTAGCGGTTCGGGCTCGGGGTAGCAGTAGCGACAAACCGGTACCGGACCTTCTCAAACAGGCTCAGAAAGGTTTGATAGGTCTTGCTGCCGAAGCTGCGCAGCACGCTCGCCTCGTCCAGGCTGACCACTGCGAATTCGTTGGGGTCCAGCTTGCCGTCGCGCACCGACTCGTAGTTGGTCAGGTAGAAATCAACTTCATCCTCTATTTCATCGGTGCTGCGGATGAACTTGAACCTCACACCCAGCTTCTCGCCATCGCGTCGGAACTCCTGACGCACGCCAAGCGGGCAGATGATCAGCGCCTTGCCGCCAGATCGTGCGCGTACCAGCCGGGCCACCTCGATCTGCATCATCGACTTGCCAAGCCCAAAGGCCGCGAAGATCGCCCGGCAGCCGCCGCGCACCGCCCACTGCACGATGGCGCGCTGATGCGGCTTGAGCATCGGATTGATTTCGATGTCATCCACATCGAAGCCGGCAAAGTCGGCCAGCTTTATCTTCCCGCGCAGGAAGTCGTGATAAGCACTGATGCTCGGGTTCATGTATTTCTCCGGACGATAGGCTGCCTGGCGCTAGTGGCGCACTGGCGTTCAATTGGGATACGGTCTAGGTCCGGCATGGAGCCGGCAGAGGAGAGCTCTAATGTTCGAGCCGTACAGCGATTCTGACTTCCCAGCGAATGCGTTCCGTTACAAAGGAGTACCGGTTCGGTTCACCTATAGGGTCGACCTAGGCGTCAACCATGTTGGCGAGATGGATATCGACGCCGTGTTGCCAGGTGAAGAGAAAGAGACCCGATTGCACCGGTTGCGGGGGCCTTGGCCAGGCCGCGAGGAGGCGCTGGAATCAGCAAAGGCATGGACGGCCTCATATTTGGACGGCGTACTGGAAGAGTAGGGCTAGCAAGGCGGCTAAGCAGCCGCACTAACTTGCCAAGCCCCGCAAGCCTCAAATATCCGGTATGCCTGCTCTTCATCCAGCGACACGCCGCCAGGGTTCGCAATCCAGCCACTGCCGATGATGTGGCTCGGATTGCAGTCCTTTACCAGCGCGCAGTAATGCTCCTCGATTACGCCGGCCAGGCTGTCGGACTTGTAAATCCCCTGCGGCTCGATCTCGGCGGCCTTGATGTAGCGGTTGCCCTGGTCATCCAGGCAGAACGCGCCGAAGTAGATGACCCAGCGATGCGCGATATCGCAGACAGCCTCGGCGATCTTCTGGCTCGGCGGGATGTTCTTCGCGGTCTTCCAGTCAATCAGGCCTTGCCGGCCTTCGGGGTCGATATTGACGACGGCAACGCGGAACTGGCGAAGGATGGCGCGGCTTACGCGGTCGCGCCGGGCTCGAGGAATCATGCCGCCGCCTCCTTCAAGATCGAGCGCACCGTCGTCACCGAAAGCCCGGTCCGTTCAGCGATGGCCTTTGGCGTCAGCCTGCATCCAGCCAGGGCCATCACTCGCTCGCGGTTTCTCGCGCGTATCTGCTGGCGGGCCTCGTTGACCTTGCCGCGAGACCGGGTCTTCACCTGGTTCTCGCTCAAGGCTCGCTTCTTCTCGGGGCAGGTGATCTGGAAAGGGATGCGCTTGTCGTGGTTGAGGATCGGCAGGGTTTCGACGGGGCCGAATGCCGCCTCATAAGCCGCAGTCTTCGCGGCAATTTCAGCGCGCAGAGCATCGCCCTGCGATATTGCAGAATGATCGATCATGGGGATTCACCGGGTTATGCGGTCTTGCGCTGCTCGAACAGGCTTTCCCAGGGCGAGCGGAGCGGCAGGCGCCGGCATCGCGCACGCTTGGCTTTCACGCTCGGGAGTTCTTCGAAGCAGGCCTTGCAGGTGTGGCTGAGACCGAGCGCCTTGCCTTTGTCGGCGAAGAAGAACTCGGTATCAGCTGGCCAGGATTCGTTGCACTTGGTGCAGGTTTGTTCGGGGAAGTCACTCACGCGGCCTTGCTCCGCAGCTTGGCCTCATACTCATCGACCAGCAGCTTGAACTGCCAGAGATCTGCCTCCAGCTGCTCAATGTAGTCATCGTCGCGCTTGAACTCCTGAAGCCAAAGCTGTTTGCCTACGGGTTCCAGGGCGGGGCAGTACATGCCGATGTGAGCGAACTTGCGGCCTGTAATCCAGAGCACGCCCTGCACCTGATCCATGATTCCGCTGGCGTCGTTGTCGATATGGAAGGCGCGCAGCTTTTCAGGCGCAAGGAAACATTTGTACTCGCTTACGCCATCTTCACCGATCAGCCCGTCAGCGCTGGCGCCGAAGGCCCCGTCGTCAGTGGTCACGAAGCCGGCGCGCTGAACGATCAGCCCGGTCTGGATTTCGTGCTCCATGCGAGCCTGTGGCTCAAGCTCATGACCGCGGCGCATTTGCCAAGTCTCGAAGCCGTTATCCAGTGGCACTCCACTGATCCGCTCGATCGCCAGCTTGAAAGCGTAGTCCAGGGCAGCCGAAGTAGGTTGCCCCTTGTTGGCGCCAGATTTCAGCTTTGCACGCGCATCGCCGAACATGCTGGCGGTGATGCAGCCTGACCGAGCCTGATGCCACTCTGGACTTCCCTGGTCGCAGTTAATGATCCGCATTGGACGCCTCCAGTTTTTTCCATTTCTCGGCGGCAGCCGCCTTGACCATCTCGTAGCCTTCGGAGTCGCCTGACGCGCGCAGCACGCCAACCGCGGCTTTCCATATGGAGCCAAGCTCGTCCTTGCTCTTCGCCTGGCCAACTCGCTCCAGAATGTCCTGCACCACCAGGGCGCGCATGTCGTCCGTGTCAGATCCGTCCGCTGATTGTGCGTCGTCGTCGCGCGTCTCCCCGGTAGTGATGTTGAGCAGGGCGCACATCACGTAGCGTTTCCCATAGGTAGTGGAAGATCCGACTGCCTGAACCTCATTGCGACCTTTGCCGACATCAGCGGGCAGCGTCATGGTCGTCTGCTCGCGGTGTCCGTCGCGGTGCATGAGGATGCCGGTAACGCTGATGGCTTTCTCGGCGTTTTCTACCTTGAAAGTCAGGGCGAACCCGAAGCGCTGCATAATCGGCTTTAGGGTTCGAGTGATGTCATCCAGGGTGGCGTATGAGTTCCCCGTGTGCAGATTGACGGCGCCCTCGAATACGGTAGGTATTTCGCACTGCATCTGCGCCATTGCTGAGTTGAATGACTGCTCGGCATTCTTGGCTTGCATGCGTTCATGCATGGCCATCAGGCGCTCCATCTTCTCGATGTCGCACTGCGGGTCAGCCGCAGCGCGCTGGATAACCTGAAGGATGGTTGCCGACTCGCTGACATTGACAACCTGATGCGACTCTTGGCGTTGAGCGAGCTCGTTCATGTAAACCTCAGTAGCTGATGCTGATGTGCGGGATCTTGCGCTGGGCAATCAGGGTGATCGCCTGCTTCGCACATTCCTCGGGCATGCCGCCGGCGATGAATGCCGCCAGGGCTTCGTTGTTGATCTGCTTCTTGTGCGCCTTGTCCTTCTCGCGAGCCTTGGCCTCCGCCTCGATGCGTGCCTGCTCGTCGGCCTGGCGCTGGCGTTCGGCTGCTGCTGCGGCTTGGGCTTTTGCTTCGGCGTCACGCTCGGCCTGCTCGGCGCGCTGCTGTGCCTCTACTCGTTCACGTTCGGCGCGCTCGGCGGCCAGCTTCAGTTCCAGCTCGCGGCGCTCGGCGGCCGCCTTGGCCTCGGCTTCGCGCCGTACGGCTGCGTCACGTTCGGCCTGTGCGCGCTGCTCAGCTTCGCGCTGGGCTTGCTCGGCGGCTTCACGGGCGATGCGCTCCTCGCGCTCCTTCTGCTCGCGCTGGGCGGCTTCGGCGCGGAGGCGTTCGAGTTCGGCTTGCTCGGCTTCGTATGCTTGCCGCTTGGTCAGCGCCAGCTGCAGGGTGGTGAGGGTGGCAGCCTTGACGCGGTGCGCTTCAGCTTCGAACTCTTCCCACTCTGGCCCGACCTCTACGGCCTCGGCCTCAGCAATGCGAGTCTGAATCTCAACTGCCGAAAGCTCGGCCACCTGGTCATCACGGTTGCGCAGCCAGTCGATCCGGTCGGTGTGCCGCGCTACCCGATCTGCCTCGGCCTGCTCCCACTCATTCAGCGGCGCCCGCACCTCGTCCTTCCAGGCGTCCAGCGTGTCGCGCATCCGCTTGCGCTCGGCGTCGATCTTCTTCGGGATTTCCTTCAGCTCGGCGACCAGTTCCTTGCCTACGTTGTCGAGCGCCGTTTTGGAGCGGGCGACCTTGTGGGCAATCGATGCGATGGCGTCGCGGCCTTTCTTCGTCGACACATCCGGCACGAAGGCGTCGATCTCGGCGCGGATCTGCTGCAGGTACGGGTCAAGCCCGTTCGCAGCCTGGAAGACCTGAAGGGCGGTTTCTTTCGGTGGCACGATGGCCAGTTGGGTTTCCGTAGACACAGTGGCTCCTTGGCCGCGTCTCGCGCAGCCTGATCAGTAGTTGGTGTTACCCGAAGAAGTGAAAGATCGCCGTCTCACCAATGAGGCCGAAAGCGAGCGTTGCGGAAAGGACGCCGAACCCGGTAAGGGTCCACCACGCCGCTGTAAATGAGTGGCCTGTGGGGGCGTCGTCGTAGGGGAGGGATTGGGTGCGGTTCATGCTTCACCTCGCGCTTTGGCTAATGCGGCGCGGGCCAAGTCGCCAGCCTTTGCGTGGCCCATCTCTAGAAGGCATTCAAGCGCCCTCAGCAGATCAGGTGCGGCCGCGATCAGGTCCGCATTGGCTCTTTGCTGAGGGCCGTAGCCTGAATCCGCCTCGGTCGGCCCGACAGCCGCGATCTCTTGAGCCAGTCCTCCGCCAATCCGCGACTCGACATACAGCGTCATGTTGCCAGTCACAAACCAAGGGCCAGGCGTGTGTTTGCTCATCTGATTGCTCATAACGGCGCCCCGTTGGTGATTCGATCTGCAAGGCCGTGAGCGAGAGCCCAGCCGGTGAGTAGTGCAAGGGTCACTGCGAAGCCCCGCCACCATGCGTAGCGCAGGGATCGTTGTCTTTGGCTAGCCATCACAGATGCCTCCCTTCGCCGCCACACCGGTGACAGCTAGACGTGCTTCCGTGGTACGGGCCCTGAAAGTGAATGTTCCCGGTTCCCTTGCACTCTCCGCATGTGACCTTGCTTCGCTCCTTGGCAAGCTCAGCGCGCAGCTTTTCGGCCTCGCTGATTCCAGGATCTGCTGGCTGGTAGAAGGCCATCCCGATACTTTCGGTCCAGCAGGCAACATCGTTCGCAATCGCCTTGATTTGCTCAGGCGTTGCTGTCACGCCGTGCTCTTCGAAGGCTTCAGCCAGGCCTTCTGCGTAGTAGTCGGCTTTTGAGTAGCCCATCACACACCCCCCAATAGCGCCACGTAGGCGAGAGTTCCGATAAGCGATCCGGCTACGGTGATGCCTAGGGCGCCGGCCAGCTCCTTGAGGACGTAGGCGTTCATGGCTGCTCTCCTTGCATGGCTGTTTCGATGCGCTTTCTCACTGGAGTCAAATCCTCCCAATGGATTGCCTCGATCATTGAGGTGCGCGTTTCGGCTAGTAGCTGTTTCAGCGCATCCCGCTCAGCGAGAAGGGCGTCGTAGTCAGAGGCGAGAACGCATTCAGACCCTGCGCTTACGATGGCGGCGTGGAATGTTCCGATGGTGAACCGCTTCACTTCCTTGCTCATGCCGCCTCCTGCTTACTAGCCGAGAACACTGGCTCGAACTCGCGCTCGACGGTGAAGGTTCCTATCTCCGTGCCGTCTGGCAGCCAGAGAACCAGCTTCAGCGGCCAGCTCGATTCCCAGCCGTCATGCTCAGAGTGGAAGTCGGCTGCGGCCTCTTCGGCGATCCACTTGGCGTCTTCCTCGTGGTCCCATTGGCTTTTGATCTGGAAGGCGTCCTCGAAGTCGTAGTCTTCCGGCGCGTACAGGTAAGTGCTCATGCCGCAGTCCTCACGGTGAATTTCGTCTTGAGCGTCCATGCCTTCGTGACTGCGTGATTCATCCGCAGGTAAAGGCTCGTTTCGATCTGGCCGGTGTCGCGCAAGGCTTTCAGGTAGCCGTACAGCACGTTGCAGTGGTAGTCGGCAGTGGCTGCGTACCGGGCGCTTCGCAGCAGCTTGAAGTGCTCGCGAATGGTGTCTTCGGTCTTCATGCCGCTCTCCTTGTCTCTTCGTCGTACTGCCGGCGCGCTGCGATCTCGATGCCTCGGGCGTTCTTGATCAGCCACTCGCCCAGTTCCTTCGCGTCATAGGGGCCATCCGGGATGACCTGCTCGACGCCGAAGAAAAGCTGGCCGTCGTCAACCACCGGATCGAGCTGAAGCTCGAAGCCGTTGTATGTGAGTTTCATGGGGTTTTCCTCGCGGGTGCCCGGCTGGGCTGGGAAAGGGGATGCAGTGGCAGGTCGTGACTCCTGCTGGGCGATGTCGGCCGGCGCCCTCCGAGCAGCTTGAGCCCCGAGCTCTCGCCCCGCATGGCGCCCAAGCTAAAGATTTTCTTCCCCGGTACTTATAGGCCCCGGCATTTCTGCTGTTTGCGTGTCTCACGTCTTCCACGCCGCACTGCATCGGAGATGGCGATCCAGGCCGCACCTGGATTGCCTTTCGGCTTACGGAATCGAACCGCTCAGCGGAATCGCCATCTCCGATACACACTGCTCACGGCAGTGACTCGGCCATCCCCCAGGCTGGGTAGCGCTTCAGGTGTGGAAACCCGTAGATGGCTGCCGGTGTTTTTCGCAATCAGGGCACTACCGGCTTATCCCTGTCGCAGTTATCCAGAAGGCCCGACTGCGCGCGGGGTTTGTTACTTGGCGCGGAAGCCTTTGGCCTGCAGCGCCTCAAGATCGTCGTCGGTCAATCCGAGCTGGCGGGCCTTTTCCAGCGCTGCCGCCTTTCGTGCGTTCGTTTCGTCTCTCGCCTTGTCGTCGTCGCTTGGCCGCTCAATCGTTACAGGGGCGCACCAGTGACCATCGTGCTTCACGGCCTCAAATTTCCCGTAGTCGGCATCGCTTCCCATCACGCCCCGCTTCTTTGCGAGGCGTGCCGCAGTAGATACTGACTCGGCGTAGGCAATCGGGACTTGGCGGCCGCGGCCTTCGGTGAGGTCTGTATTCGTCCAAACCACATAGATGGTCTTGGTCTCTGTCACTTCGTTTCCCCCTGCGCCCCGTGAGCGCTATCTGAAGGGTTAGCTGTAGTGGGGTGGGCATGGTTAGGTGGCCGGCGGAGGCGGGAGTGGCTGCCAATGGGTGATGTACTCGTGATCGCCGTGAGGACTGCTGAAGCTCTCGAAGTAGTCGCCCACATCTCCATGCTGAGGCACATATTGACCCTCGGTTACTTCCCATCCTGGGTACTCGCTAACTGACCCGTCTTCGTGCTCGCAATAACGAACGTACCGGACTGCAACCAGAATCACAGTCCGGCCTAGCGGCTTTTCGTCGGCTTCGACGCTTATCCATTCGCTCATCTCAGCCCCCTAGTGCTGATGGTTATGCGCCGTAGCGCTTCTATGCAGCCAACTGCGCTTCTTCCAAACGCTGAACCCGCACAACCGTCTGCACGCGTGGCGCATCGGGCCGGCGAACCGGGCGCATCTGCTGAACCTGTCCGCCGCCGACCAGCAGGGCCAGCACCAGCGGGGCGATGATTCCCCGGCGCATGGCTTCCAGGCACAGTCCGCGTACCGTGCGGATATAGTTCGGGTGGTCGCTCAGGTTGTACCGAGCCGATTCCAGCTGCTTGTTGATTGTCGAGGGGCTGCAGTTCATCTGCTTGGCGATCTCTTTCGCCCGCATGTCCTTTGCCGCGTAGAGGACTGCCATCAGCTGGCGAGGGGCGAGGCCCTGGCCAAGGCGTCCTTGCCATCCTTCTATCTGGATCGTGTCCATGTAGGGGGTCCTTGTTTGGGTGTGTGCTGTTACCGGTAGGGCGGCGGCTGGTTATCTCCGGCGCACCCATACACAGATCGGGCCGTCTTCGGTGTCGTGAATCGAGAAGACGAACCAGCCTTCACCGTCAGGAACGGTCGGCTCCCACTTCGAGCAATCTGGCTCGCCGCTTTCAAAATAGGCGTCGACCAGTTCCTGTGCGGCGTCACCCTCGAAGTCGACGACTTTCAGTTCCAGACCCTGATCGTCAAACCAGCTGTTCTGGATGTATTCGTCATCGTTTGACGGCCACGCGGGATGTGTCCAGTGGCCGTACTCATCGCGCTCAACCTTCACCGCTTCAATTGATTCCATCTTGTTCACCTCTCGGTTGTCATCCCAAGCAGCCCTCGCTGGAAGGCTGCTCAGTGATGCTTTCCTACTCGCTACGCCGTCCGGGTCATCCTCTCGGTTCGGTCATCACCTCGTCAGGCTCGGCCCCTCTGCGGCCTACCCCTGAACGCCGGTCGCCTTCTGGCGTAGCGGTTTGTTGATCCTGACTTTCTGTCGCCCCACAGGATCTGGCCGGGGCTGACCTAACCGGCTGGGCCGGGTAGTCGTTCATGGCGCGAGTTGTGAAAGAACTTCCGGGGTTACCCGAGGCCCTTCGGCCTGTCGGTGCGCTGTGTTGCGCTTCGATGGGTGAACTATGAACCATAAGTACAAACAACGTCAAGAACCAAAAGTACAAATTTATCTGAGCTCATGAAAAAGCCCGCTCACTGGCGGGCTGCAGGCCGATCAGGAATCAGCAGGTCATGCGGAAGGGTGAGGGTCGATAGCTAGAACGACCGGGGGAGGGGATACAAAAAAGCCCCGCCGAAGCGGGGCTCTTACTTGGCCTGCATCCTGAACGTTGCTCCTAGCTCCGCGATCCACGCGGTGGTCCATCAGCCATCCAGGCTCGGTGCGCTTCCTGCGTCATTGCGAGCGAACTATGGGGCTAATCCTTGAGCGCGGAAATGGCTGAAAACCGGCACGCTTTGTAAGCTTTGGCCTACAGCCGAAACACTTACAAAAAGCCCCGCTAGGTGCGGGGCTTGGGCTAACAGGCCTGCGCTATGCGGCTTGCAGCGCCTCTGTGAGTCGAGCAGGCGTGCTGAAAATGACAACCGACGCACACTCAGCTAAAGCGGATGCTGCCTTAGATATCTCGTTGGTCTGAGCCTGCTCAAGCACTACGGTTCGACGGATGCCAGGTATGGCATTCTTAATGTCGATCATTTTCCCGAGTGCCTGATACACCGAAGGCCAGTGTGGCGCGTCGGCCGTTGCGCTGATCGTCTGCACAACCTGAACATCTTTAGTGTCGACGCCCAGCGCAAAAGGAAACTTCAGCTGGTGCCCACTTGCTCCAGTGACAGTGAAGTTGCGCTTCACTTTTCCAGGAAAGGCTTGCTTCAATGCTGACGAAATGACTCTCTCGAAGCGCGACTCTCCAGTTGACTGCCATTGCCCGCAGGCATAGCTGATAGCCGCCGCTGCGTCGATCATCTGGGTAAGGTAGAACGGCGCGTCCTGCTTATCGCAGGCTACAAACAGTTCACCGTCTTCTGACAGTTGAACATGGTTGTCGGCGGCAATGGTTGCCAGCCTGCGGCCACGCGCAGCGGTGGGCTGAATTCCAACAGTCATCGCGTGAAATAGCGTGTCTGCGTTGTCGGAAATGCGCACACGTCCACGCCCAATGTCTTCAACATAGGCGCCGATCAGGTTGCCATCGTAGGGTACGGTTACATGGCTTTCCATGTAGACCAAGCCTTCATTTACCGGAACGCAGGTCAGAGCGAGTGCGTTCCCAAGCTCCGCGCAGTTCATATCAGCCTCAGCTGGCCGTCTTGGCCTATATCGTCTGGAAGATTCAGAGTCGGTGCGCCGTAAATATTGGCACGCCTAAGAAATAGCTGCCATAGCTGTTCGGCGGGTAGTCGATCAATCGGCTCCGCATAGCCATAAGACGCCTCCAGCACCGGAATGTGCACGTGCGGATGACCGATCGTTTTCTGGTAGAAGGGAAGCCCGCGCCCGACCTTGTTGCGGTGACGCGTGAATCCGCCATCGTCGACAGCGAAAGATCTGGAGCCCTGAACAAAGAGACCGAAATAGAGACGCTCAGGTGCTCCATCCAGCTTGCCCGCCTTGTACTCCAGTTGAACGAACATACCTTCGACGCCTCGATCATCCACCTGAAGCGCTGCCCGATATTTGTAACTCGACGGCCAGCGGTGCACGGTAGTCATCACCCACTCAATGCGATCAGCACCAAGCCAGTCTTTGTGCGCTTCGATGCCGTCCGCGGCATCACGATACGGGATCAATTCCACTGCTCCATGCCTCGCCGCCGCTCCTCACATCGCCCCGCCGCGCCACACAATGCGACCGACGATATCAACCCCCCGGATCCCCTCGTCGCTGATCGGCATGTCCGGGTAGAGGGTCTTGTTGTCGTTGTCGGAGCGAATCAGCCATCCGCCCTTGATGTCGCGAATCAGGCGCTTGAAGATCATCTCGCCGTCCGGGTCGAGCAGGGCAAACATCTTGCCGTTGGCCGGCTCGAGCGCTGCCACGTCGAGGAGCACCACTTCGCCATCTGTCAGCGTCGGCCAGTTGCTGTCGCCGTGGTTGTAGGCGACCCGCAGGTTGTCCGGCTTGAGGCCCATACGACACAGCCAGTCGCGCTTGAAGGCCAGGCCGCCCTTGATCTCCACATGATCGTTCAGGTACCCGCTCCCGGATGATCCCTTGGCGGTGTACTGGGGGATGAGGGCGTAATCGTCGGAGCTTGGTGGATTGCCAGCCGCATCGTCGCCGTGCTCATGCTCGGCGGCAGCAGTTTGCGCACCCGACTTCTGAGGCCCAGTGCCGAATTGAAGCCATTCCGCTCTTACGCCCAGCGCGGCGGCAATCGCCTGCATATTCGCCCGGCCAGGCATTGATTCCAAATTCAGCCATTTGCTGGCTGCCTTCGGCGTGGTCTTAGCAATTTGCGACAGCCGGGTGCCAAGCCCCCACTCATCGACGCCGCTATCAGCAGCGGCGGATTTGAGGCGGGCGACAAAGGCGCGGCGGATTTCTTCTGTCTTCTGAACCATTCGTTCAATTTCGCACATCCTTGCATGTACTTTCAGTTCCGTCATAATATGTACTTACAGTTCAAATTTCTGCGAGACTCACATGAGTGCAATCAAGAAATCGATCGACGATGCAGGCGGCGTAATTGCCGTATCGACAGCCTGTGAGGTGAGCCCTCGCGCCGTTTACAAATGGATCGCTGCTGAGTCCCTGCCGCGCACTGAGTACACCGGCGAAACCTGTCACGCGAAGCGTATCGCTGAACTGGCGGCAGCTAACGGGAAGGCGTTCGACCCTGAATGGCTTCTCCTGAACGCAGTTCCGAGGAAGTCCGCCGCCTGACATCCCGCCAGTGGTTCCCATCTTAGGCAGGCAAGCGAAGCGGCGGTATTGGGCTGGTTTAGCTGTACGGCTATCCAGTACCCGAATTGAAGGCACAAAAAACCCGCCGGGCGTGGCGGGTAATTCGTTGAAGCAGTAAGCGAGGCAAATCATGACAAACATCATCCCACTGCGCAACACCGGGGGGTTTACCCGGATGGACAACAGCATCATGGAGTCACTGGCATCGGTTGATCTGCCCGCCAGGGAATTCCGCGTCCTGATGGCGGTTGCTCGCCAAACCATCGGTTACCAGATCGAGACCAAGCGGCTGTCCGCTGATGAGCTTGGGAAGCTGACCAACATGCGTCGCGACGTCGTGTCGAAGGCCGTCAGCCATTTGCTCGAGCGCCGCATCATCTTCCGAGTCGGAGGCAGCAGAGGAGAGCTTGGCATTTCTCCTGTCGCCGAGTGGGCCTTCTACGATGAAAAGAAAGACCGTCTCAGTGAGACCAAATCGTCTCACTCAGCCCAAATCGTCTCACTGAGAAATGACGCGAGTGAGACCAAAACGGCAACTTGCTTCCTTTATTCAAAGAAAAACAACTCTCTTCCTTCGGAAGAGGTTGTTACGCCGCCCGCGAAGAGCAAGCCAGCCTCGAAAGCGAAGACCCGTAAGCCATCCACGGCTGGTTTCGGTCTGGCCCACATGCAGGCCGACAACCGCCACGCCATCCCTGATCAACTGCTCCGCGACTGGATTGCCCTACGCAAGCAGAAACGCGCCGCGCTGAGCGAAACCGTCTGGACGGCCCTGAACGCCGAACTCGACAAATGCATTGAGGCAGGCATCACGGCAGAAACGGCGATGACCGAGGCTCTGGTTGCTGGCTGGCAGGGGTTCAAGGTCGACTGGATCATCAACCGCCTGACCACCGAGGGCCGGATGCCGGCGCGCCAGGCTGCGACTCCTGATTTCTATTCCGGTGACACCCGCTGGGCAAATGACTTGGGGCCGCTGTGATGAAGTCCGTAACGGAGCTCATGACCACAGCGGCGCGCGGCAGTCGTCCGGCCATTGCCAAGCCTATCCAGCAGCCACAGTCCGTGGACCCGGCGACCGCCGGCGTGGTCAACGCGCTTTTCGCTGAACTCCAGTCGATATTCCCGGCTTGGCGCCAAGCGTGGCCCGACGACAAGGCGCTGTCTGCCGCGAAGAAGACCTGGACCAAGGGTTTCATGGCGGCCGGCATCAACACCATCGAGCAGATCCGTTTTGGCATCGAGCAGTGCCGCAAGTCCGGTGGCGACTTCGCCCCGAGCGTTGGCCGCTTCATTCGCTGGTGTGAGCCGACCCCAGGGATGCTCGGTTTGCCTGATGCGGTCAAGGCCTACCGCGAGGCCTGCGCAAATGCTCACCCGGCAGCAGACCGCAAATGGTCACATCCAGCCGTGCATCACGCCGCCTGTGAAACCGGCTTCTACGAACTGGCCACGATGCCGGAGGAGCGCAGCCGCAAGCTCTTCGACAGGAACTACGCGATCACCGTCCGCATGGTCATGGAGGGGCAGCCGCTTCGGGCGATTCCATTGGCCCTGCCGGAGACCGTGAGCGTTCGGACGGAGGAGGTGGGCCGTGCTGCGCTGGAAGGGCTGCGGAAAGTTATGCGGGGTGAATCAGCATGACCACCTACCTAATCCCCGCACTCGCCTGGCTGATCGCTATCGGCGCATGTGCATCGCTGGAGTTTTTGGTTCGGGCGAAGCGCGGAGGGATCCATGAATGAGCTGGCTCTTTTCGCAGGCGCTGGTGGAGGCTTGCTCGCCAGTCACCTGCTCGGCTTCCGCCCTGTATGCGCCGTCGAGCACGATGACCATTGCCAGCGGGTACTGGTCCAGCGACAAAACGACCGCGTGCTCCCGCCGTTCCCAATCTGGGATGACGTTCGAACGTTTGACGGCCTACCGTGGCGCGGAATTGTTGACCTCGTATCTGGAGGGTTTCCCTGCCAGGCCTTCAGCACTGCCGCTGCTGGACGCAACAACGCTGAAAACCTTTGGCCGGAGATGCGCCGGATCGTGGCAGATGTCGCTCCCCGGCTTGTCTTCGCCGAAAACGTCGCTGAGCGAGCAATCGAAGAAGCCGGACGAGACCTCGTTCTCATGGGTTACCAAGTCCGAATGCTTCCCCTATCCGCGGCAGACCTGGGTGCTGACCACGTTCGGCAGCGCTACTGGCTACTTGTACACGCCGACGACCAAGGCGAACTACTGCGCCGATTCAATGCAGAAATGGCCGGCCGCGCGCGAGTTCCGGCGAGTGTTTGGGCGTCCGAGCCCGGCAATCCACGAATGGCTGATGGGCTGGCCGGAAGGGTGGACCGATACCGCGCCTCTGGAAATGGCCAGGTGGCAGCGGTGGCTTACGCAGCATTCGTTGAGCTCGCCGCAAGCTTTGAAGGAGGCCGCATAGATGGCTGACCGAATCAGCGTCAACAGCGCGTCCAGGCTTTCCGAGGCCATCGCCCGGCTGACAAGCATGTACCGCGAGAAGAAGTTCGTCGTGGTCAGCCTTCGCCCCGGCAAGGACCGCACCCTCGACCAAAACGCCCTCTGGTTCGCCCTGTACCAGCGCATCGCACAGATGACGCAGATCGGCGACGTCGAGGACGCGCGCCGGTACTGCAAGCTCCATTTCGGCGTGCCGATCATGCGCGCCGGCGATGCCGACTTCCGTGACGGATGGAATCGCATGTTCCTGCACCTGGAGTACGAGCAAAAGCTCGAGCTGATGGGGCCTTGCCCGCTGTTCGGGCCTGACGGCTTCCCGGTGACGCGCCTATTCAATCGCGCCCAGGGCATTGCCTACACGGACCAGATCGTTTCTGCGTTCGCGGCCAAGGGTGTGGTTTTTGATGATCTGCTGGGGGAGGTGGCGGCATGAATAACCAATTCAAGCCGGGCGATCTGGCGCTGGCTCTGTCGGGGCATTTCATGGGAAGGGCGGTAGAGCTGATTAGGTTCGTGATGCCTGGCGATATCGTCACCTCGATCGACGGAAAGCGTTCATATGTATTCCGCCCTTCGAGCGGGAGACCTGGCTGGCACGTTGCCGTTGGTGAGGATTCGACTATTGAGCATGAAAGGAACCTCATGCCCCTGCGCGGCGACTTTCAGCCAGAGCGCCAGAAATCCCGCGAGGTGGAGGCATGACGACCCTCGAAGAAATCACGGTCTGCCCGGTAGCAAACCGGAACTTCTGGACCGAGCGAGCGCGTATGAACCTAGCGTTTGCCCGCTATCTAGGTGCCGGCCCGGCTGATCGGCGGCTTGAGCTCGCGGCCTTCCGGAAGAACATGGCGCACCGTCGCGCTCAGACATACCTCGAGCGCGGCGAAGTGCAGCTCGAGCTGTTCGAGGAGGTGGCATGACCCGCATCGTCTCCAAGAAGCCTCGCCCCAAGAAATGCCGCAACGCTACCTGTCGCTCCGAGTTCGTCCCGGCTCGGCCACTGCAGACCGCTTGCAGCGTCGGCTGCGCCATCGCGCTGACCCAGACGCAGAAAGCGAGGGAGTCACGCCGCCAGGAAAAGCAGGAGAGGGCAGCCCGCCGCGCCGCCCGTGAGCGGATCAAGACCAAGGGCGATCACCTGCGCGAGACCCAGGCCGCATTCAACGAGTGGATCCGCGAACGGGATCGCGACCTGCCGTGCATCAGCTGCGGCCGGCACCACGAAGGCAAGTATGACGCAGGGCACTATCGCACCGTCGGCAGCAATCCGGCTCTGCGCTTCGATCCGCTCAACTGCCACAAACAGTGCGTTCCCTGTAACCAGCACAAGTCCGGGAACATCGTTGAGTATCGCATCAATCTGGTTCGCCGCATCGGCGCCGATCAGGTTGAGTGGCTTGAAGGCCATCACGAGCCCAAGCGCTACACCATCGAGGAGCTGAAGGCGATGAAGACCTCGTTCCGTGCAATGACCAGAAGCCTGAGGGGGAAAACCGAATGATGTACACCAGCGCGCTTGCCGCCGTAGTTTCCGCCCTTGCCGCCGAAGCGATCGACAACACTAGCAAGCAGGCCTGGCAGAAGCTCTACCGGCCAGGCTATGCCGATAGTGGAAGCCTGGAGAGTTTGGTCAGGGCCTCGGGAGAGCAGGCCATCACCCGCATGGATGCAGACTGCTGGGTCTATGCCAGGCTGCATAGCCGTCTGATACCGCGGCACTGGAATGCGCTGGTGGCGAAGTACAGCACGCACAAGGCCAAGAAGGTTCAGGCCATCGCCGCGTTGGTGCCGCTCATTGCATCTCCGGCCCCTCAGCTGTTCGTGCAGAAGGCCGTGACCGCCTGGGCGATTCCGCAGATGAAGGGGCTGGAGGGGAAGCGGTCAACTGACATGATCGTCCTGCCGGCGCAGTTCTACGACATGAACGGATGGGACCTGGAGGCGAACCACGAGCGGACGCGGCGCCGCTGGAGAAAGGGCGTCAGCGATGTGCTTGAGGAAATGGTGGGGGAGGCGCTGCAAGAGGCAGAGCGAATTCTCAATGCAGAAGGTGTCTTGCTGAACATGGCTGCTTGACATTACTGTCCGCATGTCCGAATATATACCCATCCTGTCGATCCTGCGCGTTGAGGATAGATAAAGGCTCCGGGGGGTGACTGGTTCGAGTCCAGCTGCTATGCCGGCTACCCAAATGGCAGTTCTGTTTGTTTTGACGGTCTTCATGACCAGCTTGCACATGACACCAGATTTGCTGATTGCAGCAGTTTTGTCTGCAAAAGAGGGTAGTTTTATGATGAGAGAAACCGTAGGTCTATTGCTTCATCCGTTAGCCGCTTCGATTTCTGCCATCTGGTGTAGCTGTGTAGCCGCAGGTGCGATACCCCGCTCCATCTGAACGTAAATGTTCACGCAAAGCCCAGCCTAACCGCTGGGCTTTTCCGTTTCTGGCTCCCGTGTCCTCTTCCCAGCTCCGAGCGGACTGACGCACATCGAGGAGCCTGATTATTTTGCCCGACCTCCCCGGGCGTTTTATTCCTGGAGTCCCCCGAATGGCCGAGCCAACATCAACCGGCGTGCTAGCTGCCGGAATGGCGGGCGCGGGTATAGCAGGCCTACTGGCTGGCGTGGACAGCGCTGCAGCTGTTGGATCGCTATGCGGGTCGTTGATCTACTTCATCAGCGCCAAGGAACTGCACCTGCCCGAGAGGCTGGCCTATTTCCTGATTTCGTTCGTCATGGGCTATCTGCTGGCTCCCGCGATCACCGGGATCGAGCTATGGGGGATCAACCCCTTCGCGCTGCCGGCCTCTGCTGCCTTCGGCGCATCCCTGATGGTGGTGACCGTATCCCTGGCAGCACTCAAGAGGCGGCGCCAATCCTCGTCGCCGAACGGTGGTATCGATGGATAAGTCCCTGACCTACGCAACCCTCGCCCTGAGCCTGCTGATGTTCGTCCGGATGTTCACCTACCGCCGAGGCAGCTCCCAGTTCCGCCGCGACGTCTCGATCATGGCCGCCCTGATCATGGCCTGCTGTGGCGCGACGGTGATCTACATCCTCGCCGGCGAGCTTGTGGTCCCGATCAAGGCCTGGCCCATGGTCCTGCTGCTGGCCGTGCTCACGGCCTCGTTGATGCGCTGCGGGGGCAATCTCTCCAAGGTGCTGCGCCATCCCTATGGGTGGGACGGGCGAGAGCGGAGGAGGGGATGATCGAGCACTTCCATCACTGGAACGATGGTCGCGGTGTGCGGCGCGTATTCGTCAACGGCAACGAGATCCAGCGCGTGATCTGGGCCGATATCAAGCGCGGCTTGCTTGGAGTGGATGGAGGGAGTCTCCCTTTGAAAGCGGGTTTAGCTGCACGCTTGCGGCAGCTACTTAAGAGTAGTCCCGGTGTAGATCGGGTGCGCTTGTGACGCGGAAAAAGAAGTGGCGGCGTTGTGGTGGCTCCGCGTCGGGACGCATACTGCGTCCTTCTGCCAACGGAGAGCCAATATGTCATTCACAAGGATCCGGCAAGAGAGGCTGGAACAAGTCGTCGAAGCTGTCAGCGCGACAGGAAAGTTGAAGCGCCGCGCTGAAATAATAATGAAGCAGGTCGTTACTTTTGCCTCGGTAGATTTCATTCCCGAGTTGCTTGGCTTGCATATTGAAGCGCAACCCGATGGGTTCTATTCGATCCAAACGCCGTATGGAAACGGGCGAGGGAGAACGGAGTTATCGATCGGCGATACCGGCCATCAAGCGATCGTGCATATCGAAAAAGCTGTTTGCAACCGGCTCGACCAGACAGAGTGGCATCCAGTTTGGGCTCTGACTGTTAATGAGAAGGGCGTTTTCGCAGGAAGTGACACCGAGAACGAATTTGCCTTCGGGCCGTCTAGCGATGAATCTGTATATGAAATACTGCGCTCGATTTCGTACTCGATAGCAAAAGGGTAAACCGTCTCTTTGCTGATTGGCCCGCTATCCAAGCGGGCTTTTTTGTTGCCTGCGTTTCAAGGGTTACGTTGACATTTGAGGTGGCACATGACCATCCGGCCCATGCCACACGCTGATCTGGTTGAGGTGGGCGAGTTCGGAATCATCCTGCGTCCAGCGCCCGAGGTGTGGGGGTGGATCAGCGATCAGATACTCGCCGACACCGGCAGCATCCATAACCCTGACCATGCGCATCTGATCGACGCCGACATTGGCGTCCTATGGGCATCGGCTTCCTTTGCCAAGAAGGGGCGCGTAGTCATAGGCCAGGCCGAGCAGGTCATGTTCCGCGCCGGTGGATGGCAGAAGGCCCGGCAAGAGCAGCAGATGATGAACTGGTTCGGGCGAGTGCCGGCGTACCTCATCACCCTGGCGGCGGACTACTGCTCGCAATGCAGCGACGCGGAATTCTGCGCTCTTGTCGAACACGAGCTGTATCACATAGCCCAGGCGAAGGATGCCTTCGGCGCACCCAAGTTCACCCAAGAAGGCCTCCCGAAGCTGGAGGTGCGCGGCCATGACGTCGAGGAATTTGTCGGCGTGGTTCGCCGGTATGGGGCAAGCCAAGGCGTGCAAGAGCTGATCGACGCAGCAAACCAGCCGCCCGAGGTGGCAAGGATCAACATTTCGAGGGCCTGCGGAACCTGTCTGCTCAAGTCGGCCTGATTCAGTGACAGGATTTGACGGATGGCATCTCTATGGCAGTGCTTCGAAGCGAGGTCAAAGCGTACATCGTTCAGGCGCTGGCCTGTTTCGACACGCCATCGCAGGTAGCTGAAGCGGTCAAGACCGAGTTCGGCATCACGATTACGCGGCAGCAGGTCGAGTCGCACGACCCTAGCAAGTACGCCGGGCAGAGGCTGGCCAAGAAGTGGGCCGACCTCTTCCATGACACCCGCAAGCGCTTCCGCGAAGAAACTGCCGAGATTCCGATCGCCAATCGCGCATACCGACTGCGAGCTCTGGGGCGAATGGCCGAGAAGGCCGAGAACATGAAGAACATGGCGCTGACTGCCCAATTGCTTGAGCAGGCGGCGAAGGAATGCGGCGACGTTTACGTGAACCGCAAGATTGAACCCGACAAGCCGTTGGGTGCCCAGGCAGGCGAGCAGCATGCCGTTGCCGAGTACACCCTGAGGCCTGACGAAGATGCCCCGGCTTCCCCGCACCTATGAGGCGCCAGTCCAGCTGACGCCCAAGCAGGCCAACATCTACGTCTGGGGCTTCCAGCCAAACGCGCGCTTCCGTGATGCGGTGTGCGGGCGCCGATTCGGCAAGACCTTCCTCGGCAAGGCTGAAATGCGCCGCGCTGCCAGGCTGGCTGCAGAGTGGGGCGTGAGCGTCGAGGACGAGATCTGGTACGCCGCGCCAACCCAGAAACAGGCGCGCCGGGTGTTCTGGCGCAGACTGAAGCAGGCGATCCCCCCTCAGTGGCGAGAGTGCAAGCCCAACGAAACGGACATGCTGATCACACTGAAGAGCGGTCACCTGATCCGCTGCGTGGGGCTGGAGAACTACGACGACCTGCGCGGCTCCGGCTTGTTCTTCGTGCTGGTGGATGAGTGGGCTGACTGCAAGTACGCGGCCTGGGAAGAAGTGCTGCGTCCTATGCTTTCGACCTGCCAGTACACCATTCCCGGTGCTGGCACGTTCAAGGGTGGCCATGCGCTGCGCATCGGCACGCCCAAAGGCTTCAACCACTGCTATGACACATACCGCGACGGCCAGGAAGGCGGCGAGCCAGACCACAAGAGCTGGCAATACACCTCGCTGCAGGGCGGCAACGTGCCGGCAGAAGAGCTGGAAGCAGCCCGGCGCAAGATGGACCCGCGCACCTTCCGCCAGGAATACGAAGCGGGCTTCGAGAACTACTCGGGCGTCGTCTACTACACCTTCGACAGAGTCCAGTGCCGCACCAGCGAGCGGATCAAGCCGGCTGAGGCGCTGCATATCGGCATGGACTTCAACGTCATGAAGATGAGCGCCGTGGTGTTTGTCGTGCGTGACGGCCTGCCGCTGGCCCTGGACGAGTTCCACAGGGTGCGTGACACGCCGGAGATGATCGAGGAGATCAAGACGCGGTTCCAAGGCCACACCATCGCTGTCTACCCCGACGCCAGCGGCCAGAACACCAGCAGCAAGAACGCCAGCGAGTCCGATCTGTCGCTGCTCAAGAAGGCAGGCTTCACCGTGGTGGTCGACCAGACAAACCCGGGCGTGAAGGACCGCGTCAACGCCATGAACGCGGCGTTCCTGAACACCTACGGCGAGCGCCGACTCAAGGTCAACATCGACCAGTGCCCGCAGCTCACGCAGTGCCTGGAGCGCCAGACCTACACCGACAAGGGCGAGCCGGACAAGGACCCGAAGAAGGGCCACGACCACATGAACGATGCCGCCGGGTACTTCATCGCCAAGCGCTACCCGATCAAGACAAACACTGCCGGCACCCGCCGTATTCGAGGGCTCTCATAATGCCGGTTCAATCCACCAACCCCGACTACGACCGGCACCTGTCCGAATGGCAGATGATGGACGCCGCGCTGGAAGGCGAGGAGGCCATCAAGGACAACACCGCCAACCTGCCCAAGCCGAGCGGCATGGTTGAGGCGGAAAAGCAGGACGCCACCGGCAACCGCTATCTGTACGACAACTACCGGGACCGGGCTCAGTACGAACACTGGGTGCGCGATAGCCTGCGCTCGATGATGGGCCTGGTAACGCGCCTGCAGCCAGAAATTGAGCTGCCGGCCGGCATGAAAGGGCTGCTGGATAACGCCACCGCCGACGGCTTCGGCCTCAAGCAGCTGTTCTTCCGCCTGGTGCGGCAGATCATTTCGCATGGCCGCATCCCGCTGGTGGCCAACATCGACGACAACGGCCTGCCTTACTTCTCGACCTATGCCGCAGTCAACGCGATCAACTGGAAAACAGCCAGCCAGAGCGGCCGCCAGGACTTGGTGCTCGCCGTGTTCCGCGAGTTTCGGGAGAAGACGGGCAACGACGAGTTCAGCCATGAATGCGAGCCGGTGTACCGCGTCTTCGCGATGCGCGACGGGGTCTGCTACAGCTCGGTCTGGAATGATGCGGGCGAGGCAGTGGACGACGAGACGGCGCTAGGCACCACCGGCGCAGATCAGCGCCTGGTCAAGGGGCTTGAGTACATCCCGGTGGTCTATTGCGGCTCGACCGACAACGGCCCGGACGTGGATGAAGTGCCACTGCTGAGCATGGCGCGCGCTGCGCTCAAGTCCTACCAGCTGAGCGCTGACTATTTCACCGCGTTGCACCAAACCAGTCACCCGCAGCCGTGGGTTTCCGGGCTGGATGAAGGTGTCGATCTGTCCGTCACCGGTCCATCTGCGGCTTGGGACCTTGGCCTGAACGGGACATGCGGCTACCTAGAGTTCCAGGGCGCAGGAATCGAGGCCGTGCGCAAGGCCATGGACGATCAGCGCAACGCCGCGCTTGAGGCTGGGGCAAAGGTGATGGACATCGGCGGCACTGAGTCGGGTGAGGCCCGCAAGGCACGCCAGAACGACCAGCACGCCACGCTGCACAGCATGGTTATCACTGCAGCCGAAGGGCTCGAGCAGGGGTTGCGCTACATCGCCGACTGGCTTGGCTTCGATGAGAAAGAAGTGTCATTCACCGTCAAGCCGGACTTTACGTCGGTAGGCGTTGATCCTCAGCTCGCCGCACAGCTGCTGACTGCGGCGCAGGCCGGCATCGTCAGCCATGACTCGTTCTGGCTCTACCTCACGACCGGAAAGCTGCCCGAGCGCGATTGGCAGACCGAGCTAGGGCTGATTCAGGAGCAGGGCCCGGACCTTGGGGGGATGTAAATGCCAACGGCCAACGAAAAGCTGGCCGACCTCGCCATCGGCCACCAGATATACCTGCAGCGGTATGGCGGCGGGGTGGTGCGGCGCTTCATAGCGCTGCTTAACCGAGTGGACGATGACCTGTTCGCCAGGCTGGCCGAAGCGCTGGAGCGACTGCCGCCCGAGTCGTTTACTGTGCAGCGGCTGGACCAGATGCTGGTGCAGGTTCAGCAGCTCAATGCCCAGGCGTACCGCGCGGCCGGCGAAGAATTGGACCAGGCGCTGCTAGAGCTGGCCGGGTATGAGGGGAGCTACCAGCACCGGACCATCCAGGCGGTGCTGCCGGCGGCGGTTGCTGGGCAGCTGACTGTCAGTGGGGTGTCCGCTTCGCAGGTACACGCCGCGGCAATGGCCAGGCCATTCCAGGGCAAGCTGCTACGGGAGGCGCTGAAGGACATCGAGGCGGCGCGAGCTGAGCGAATCCGCGATGCAATCCGGATGGGCTTCGTCGAGGGCGAAACGATCGGTCAAATGGTTCGCCGGCTACGCGGCACCAGGGCGCTTAAGTACGCCGACGGCCTGCTGGCGATCGACCGGCGCGGCGCCGAGGCTCTGGTGCGTACGGCGGTGAACCACACGGCCAACTACGCGCGCCAGGCCACATTCGAGGCGAACGCGGACCTGATCCAAGAATGGCAGTTTCTGGCCACTCTGGACGGGCGAACCACGCTCACCTGCGCATCGCTCTCGGGTAAGAAGTTCAAGATCGGTACCGGGCCTCAGCCGCCGCGGCATTGGGGCTGCAGAAGCACGTCGGTTCCGGTGCTGGCCTCGGCCTGGGAAGCGCTTGGCCTAAGTAAGTCCGAGATCGACCCGGGCACGCAGGCGAGCATGGACGGCCAGCTGGCGGCTGACATCAGCTATGGCCAATGGCTGAAGAGCAAGCCGGCGGCGTTCCAGGACGAGGTGCTTGGAGCGGAGCGCGGCAAGCTGTTCCGCAACGGTGGGCTGACGGTGGACCGCTTCACCGATTCGCGCGGCAAGGTCTACACGCTCGACGAATTGAGGAGGCGAGACGCTGACGCTTTCGAGAAAGCGGGGCTATGATGGCGTCATGACTACCAAGCACCCATTCCATGTGATCGAAGGCTCCCAGGAGCAGACGAACACCGCCAAGCTCAAGCAGGCGCGCAAGGCCAATCCTGCCGCCGCGCATCCGTTCCGCTGTCACCGGTGCGGCGGCGGGGAGATCATCGAGACGAAGGTCGGCATGATCTACAAGAATGGCAAGCCGCAGGGCGGGACGAAGCAGTATCTGTGTGGGCATTGCTTCATGAGGGGTGAAAGAGTGGTGATGGCATGAGTGAAGGCGAAGAAACCATGCTTGTGCGTATGCCTGGCGGCGACGTAATCCGCAGGCCTGTTGCGTATAAGACCCAGGCGCGCGATCTGGCCGGGAAGCCACTTGGAGGCCCTGTTTGCGAGCCAGAACTGCACGAGGATGAGGCATTCATCCAGGTGATGGGCAATCCCATTCCGCTGATCATCAAAACCAGATAACCAAAGACCCGGCCCAGCGCCGGGTTTTCCATTTCTAGAGCCCTGACTTCGGTCGGGGCTTTTTCATTTCTGGCCATCCGGCCACAGCGCGGCCAGGCCGCTCCAATCCCGAGGGGAACCACCAATGTTTGACTTTGACCCTGCCGAACTCGGCCTGCAGCTCGATGAAACCCAAGCCAAAGCCCTCAAGGAGGCGCTGGGCGGGAAGGTGCAGCAGTACCTGGACACCGAGGTCGCTGGCCTCAAGAGCAAGAACCAAGAGCTGCTGGGTGCCAACAAGACCCTGAAAACCGATCTGGACCAGTTCAAGGGCCAGTTCGAAGGCCTGGACATTGGCGCGGTCAAGTCGCTGCTCCAGAAGGCCAGCCAGGACGAGGAAACCCGCCTGCTGGCCGAGGGCAAGCTCGACGAGGTGATCAGCAAGCGCACCGAGCGCCTGCGCGCCGATCTGGACAGGCAGCTGCAGGCCGAGAAGGAGCGGGCCGACAAGGCCGAGTCCTTCGCCAAGCGCTTCAGCGACAAGGTGCTGGCTGATTCCATCCGCGGCGCCGCGCTCAAAGCCGGCGCGCTGCCCGAGGCATCCGAGGACATCATCCTGCGCGCCAAGGGCACCTTCACACTCAACGAAAACGGCGAGGCAGTAGCTGTCGACGCAGATGGCCAGGTCATCTACGGCAAAGACGGCAAGACCCCGCTCAGTCCGCTCGAATGGGCGGAATCGCTGCGGGAAACCGCATCACACCTCTGGCCAAGGGCTCAGGGTGCCGGACCTACCGGCGACAACGGTGGCAAGGCTGCCAAAAAATGGGGCGATCTCAACGAAGTCGAGCGTGCGCGCTTGGCCCGAGAGAAGCCCGAGGAATTCAAAAAACTCATGGCAACCCGAGGGCAATAACTCATGGCCACCACTCAACTGACCGACATCTTCGTCGGCGAGTACTACGCAACACTGGATCCGGTAAACAGCCCGGAAAAAACCGCCGTCTACGACTCCGGCATCGTCACCCGTTCGCCGGTGCTGGATGGCATCGCCAGCGGCAGCCAGGGCACCGCCGAAATCGCCTACTGGCAGGACCTGGACGCCGACGAGGCGCCGAACATCTCCAACGATGACCCGGACGACCTGGGCGAAGTCGGCAAAGCCAGCCAGGCGAGCATGAATGCCCGCGTCCTGTACCTGAACAAGGGCTACGGCGTCGCTGACCTCACCGCTGAGCTGGCCAACACCGAGCCGATGCAGCACATCCGCAACCGCTTCGGCACCTACTGGACCCGTCAGTGGCAGCGCTACCTGCTGGGCGCAGCGCGCGGCATCATCGCGTCCAACATCGCCAACAATGGCGGCGACATGGTGATCGACGCCGGCGCATCCATTGCGGCCACCGCGTTTCAGGACGCTGCGTTCACCGCCGGTGACGCGGCCGACCAGTTCAGCGCGATCGGTGTGCACTCGGTCGTCATGAACCAGATGGTCAAGGCCGACATGATCGAGTACATCCGCGACAGCGATGGCCGCATCATCCTCGCCACCTACTTGGGCAAGCCGGTGTTCATGGATGACGGCATGGTGTACGCCGAGGGCCAGTACCTGTCGGTGTTCTTCGGCTCCGGCGCGTTCGGCTATGGCGAGGGCTCGCCGACCAACCCGGTGGAACTGGAACGCAAGCCGTCCGGTGGTAATGGCGGCGGCGCCGAGGTGCTGTGGGAGCGCAAGACCTACATCCTGCAGCCGGCGGGCTTCAGCTGGAAGGGCGCCACCGCGCAGAACGCATCGCCGACCGCTGCGCAGTACGCCAACGCGGCCAACTGGCAGCGGGTATTCGACCGCAAGCAGGTGCCGTTCGCAGCTGTCATCAGCGGAACCGCCGCCGGCGGCTAACCAGCCAGGGCGCCTTCACCGGCGCCCATTCCTCAGCGGAGACAATCATGAAAGTCATTTACACCGATAAGCCCGGCAAGGACCGCGATGTTTGCTACCGCACCGCCTTCCTCGGCGTCATCAGCAGCGCAAAGGAGGTGGTCGTCGACGGGAAGTTTCCCGGCGTGGCCGAGGCCTACGAGGCAGCGGGAATCAAGGTCGGCGGCAAGGCCAAGCCAGAGTCCAGCGGCGAAACCGATCCGCACAAGATGGGCGTGCCCGATCTGAAGGAATGGCTCACCAAGCAGGGCATCGAATTCGACGCCAGCGCGAAGAAGGCCGACCTGCAGAAGCTGATCCCGGCAACTGAGCCGGCTGCCGGCGGCGAAACCGATCCGGAAAAAACCGAGGACTGATCAATGACCGACTTCATCACCGTTGCCGATGTTGATGCCCTGCTTGGTCCTGGCTGGGCCGGTACCGGTGATGCAGTCCTTGCCGTCACGATGGCCAACGCCTGGTTGACGGCCAAGATAACGCGACCTGTGCCCGAGCCGGTGCCCAGCGAGATCAAGCTGGCTGGGGCGCAGATCGCAAAGGAGGCTGCAGCGGGGCGAATCTTCGCTGCAGAAGATCGGGAGGTGGTCAGCACCAGCGTAACCGCCGGCCCGGTCACAACGGCCAAGACCTTCGCCAAGGGTTCCAAGCAGACCACTGCCGGCGAGTCGTTCGCCCTGGCGCTGTTGGCGCCATGGACCCGTCGGTCCGGCACCATGATGCTCAAGAGGGTATGACATGAGCCTTCGCGCTGAAATCCTCGACGGCATGGCTGAGGCGGCCGCGGTGGTGGCTGAGATCGGCGAGCTAGTTACGCTGCAAATCGTTACCGCTGGCGGCTATGACCCTGTAACTGGGGTAGCCACGCCGGGTGAAGCCAAGACCCAGCAGGCCCGGGCCATCCTCGACAACTACAACCTGCAGTCATCCGGCCAGCAATACGCCGACGGCACGCAGATCCTTCGAGACGACAAGAAGCTGTTCCTGCCGATGCTACAGCGTGTCGATGACGCGGAGATCCTGAAACCTCTGGAATGGCCGCCGACGCCCGAAACCACTGTCACTGCATCTGGGCAGGCCTGGAAGATCATCAGCATCCAAACCATCAATCCAACCGGCGACGTGCTGGCCTACGAACTGCAAGTGAGGCGCTAATGGGATTCTCCGACGACATCCGACGCTTCACAACGAAGACGACCGAGGCGCACAACAAGATCACGCGCGTGGCGACGCTGGAGCTGTTCAGCGGTGTGATCAAGGCCACGCCAGTAGATACAGGGCGGGCGCGTGGGAACTGGCAAACGGCCCCGGGCTCCCCGGTTGCAGGCGAGACGGAGCGCCTGGACAAGAGCGGCGGCGAGGCTATTGCCGAGGTCCAGGCGAAGACACCGGAGGGGGCAGGGCAGGTGACCTATCTGTCGAACAACCTGCCCTACATCATGACTCTCGAAGAAGGCAGTTCATCTCAAGCGCCTGAGGGCATGGTCAAGCGCAACATGGACCGCGTGCAGAAGATGGTCGAGGCCGCGGCCCGCAAGAACAGGGTTTGACCATGTCCGAAACCAATATCAACGCCGCCCTGGTATCGGCCTATCTCGCCTCGGGCGTCATGCCGCAGGAGCGCACGGCGTTCGAAGGGGTCAAGTTCGACCCGGTCACCGGCCAGAGCTGGGCGCGCCTCACCGGACTGCCCAGCGGGAGAGGTCCGGCTGCCATGGGCGCGGATGCACCGCAGGAATGGACAGGCATCCTGCAGGTTGACCTGTTCCACCCGAAAGGGACTGGAACCGGCCCGATTCTGGCTGACGCCGACAAGGCGCTGGAGTTCTTCACGTCTGGCAAGCGCCTGGACTACCAAGGTCAGGGCGTACTGATACGGCGCGCCGAGCGCTCGCAGATTCGCCAGGAAGACGTCTGGCAGTCTGTCAGCATCAGCGTCTACTGCACCTCCTGGACCTTCCCTGCATAACCCACAACCACGAACACCGCGGCCCGCCTTGAGCGGGCTTTTGCATTTCTGGAGATAGCAAATGCCCTATGCACAAGGCGTCAATCAGAACACCTACATCAAGCTCGAGGGCGTCGGCGGCACGCTGGACCCAGCCGTCGCGTGGATTCCACTTCGACTGATTACCAATGGCCTGAGCCAATCCGTCGAGGAGCTGGAGTCGGACGAGATGCTGCCGGGCCGCCACATGGCCGAGTCCCGCAGTGGCGTTTCCAGCGTGACCGGAGACCTGGAAGCGGAACTGACTTTTGGGACCTTCGACATGCTGCTCGAGGCGGCTTTCCACGGCACCTGGACCGACAACGTCCTCAAGACCGGCTCGACCCGCCGCAAGTTCGCCATCCTCAAGCACAACGAGGACATCGGTCGCTGGCTGATCTATCGCGGCTGCGAGGTCGGCACCGTCGCCATTGATTGCCCGCTGCAGGGCAAGATCGGCATCACTTTCTCCATGATCGGCACCAAGGAGGAGGCCTATGTCTTCGACGCGGTAGAGGAGTCGATCGCCGATCCGACCGAAACTGTGATGATGACGACCTTCGAAGGCTCGCTGACCGAAGGTGGCACCGGTCTCAACCACGCGACCGCGCTGAACCTGTCGCTCGACAACGGCATGGAGGCGATCTATCGCCTGTTTTCGCGCGATGCCTACGACATCAAGCTGGGACGCATCAACGTCTCCGGCAGTCTGTCAGCCTACATCGAAGATGACCGACTGAAGGCCAAATACCTCGGCGAGACGAAGACGCCGCTGGTCATCACGCTCACCGACGGCGAGAACAGCTACCAGGTCAGCATGACCCGGGCCAAGCTGACCACATCCAGCGAAGAAGGCAGCGGCGACGACCCGATCATCCAGTCCTATGACTTCCGGGCGTTCAACGACCAGGCCGTCGACACCGAGATCACCATCACCCGCATTCCGGCGTAAGGGGTTCGCATGAAGCCGAGTGACTTTTTCACCCGAGCCAAGGCGAACGAAGGGGAGCGCATGCAGCTCTCCCTGCCTGATGGCACCGCAACGGATGAGTGGCTGCTGATACGGGGCGTTGATTCGGACGAGTTCCGCACGGCGCTGGACGAGTTCCGGCGCGAGTTGCTGGGAGTCGCATCGATCAAGGATGAGGCCGAGAAGACCGCCAAGACCGAGCAGGTCCGGTTGCAGCTGAACGCGGCGCTGGTCATCGGTTGGTCGTTCGAGGATTTCAGCGAGGACGCATTGCTGGAGTTCCTGCGCGAATCGCCCTACATCGCCGCAGAGGTTGACCGGTTCGCGAGTGACCGCCGCCGTTTTTTTGGGAAACGCTCGACGGGCTCAGCCAGGGCCTGATCGAGCACGCAGAGCATCAGCTTAGATTGCTCAAGCCTTCCGGGCCTAGGCCGAAGAAGGGGCCGGACAAGCGCATCACCATCCGCGCGCAGCTGGAGGCTATTGCCGAGAAGACCGGGAAACGGCCGGCGCGCCTGGAAGGCCCGCCGTGCCCGCCTGAACTGTCCTACCTGTGGGAGTGGTACTGCTCAGCCAGGCCAATTGAATCGCTTGCTGAGCTAAAGGCATGGGCCGATCTGTACGGCCGCAAGCTCAAGCCGCACGAAATCACGCTGCTGCGCCGGCTGGCTTCGTTAGAGGATCGGGTGGCGTCGGCTTAATGCTACGATCCTGGCCTCACAACACGGAGTACAGGCGTGTGCGCAACTTCATTTCAGCGGTAATAGTGCTGGCGGCTCTGGCCGGGTGTGCCGGGACAAACTTCAGCTACGACCAGGCCAGACAGGTTCGGCTCGGCATGACGGAGGCCGAAGTCGTACAGGTCATGGGCCGGCCTTACTCGGTCGTTTCGAGGCCAGACGGACAAATGTGGATATGGAGCCGTGCCAATGCGTTCGGCTCTTCCAAGGTCGTGTCCTTCAAGCTCAACGACGGAAAGGTTGTCGAGGTCCCTGACATACCCGATTCGTTCCGGTAAACAGCAACACAGCAATCAGCCCGCCTAGTGCGGGCTTTTTAGTGCCTGGAGAAAAGATGCGCCCTGAGGACTTTTACACACGGACACGATCCAGTCAGGGCGTCCGGCTAGAGCTAGTTGACCCGGACGGAAATCGAGAATGGGTCTGCGTCAGATCGGTCCTGAGCCCGGAATTCGTTGCGGTGGCCGCGGCGATAGCGTCACGCGCCGAAGCATATAGGTCTCTCCTCGATGCCGCTGATCCAGTCGAGCGCAAGCGGCTGATTCGCCTGCGCCGTTCCACGCTGGCAGCTGCCTTGATCGCCGACTGGTCGCTGCCCATGGATGCGCCGGCCGACATTGCAGCGCTACTCACCGCCAATCCTCGCCTGCGCCGACAAATCGAGCGCGTTTCTGAAAACCACGCTTTGCACTTTGGAGTTGCCCCATGACTGAATACGCAAAGCTCGTCGTCGCGGTCGACAGTACGCAGGTCAACAAGGGCGACCAGGCACTGGGCAACTTCGAGAAGGCTGCCAGGCGGACCGAGAAGAGCGTCAGCAGTCTTGGCAGCGTAGTCCGGTCTGTGGCGGCACCTCTGGCTGCTTTCTTGAGTGTGCGCGCTGTCATCCGTGCCTCTGACGAATACGGCCAGATGGCCTCGCGCATCCGCAATGCTACTAGCAGCACCGAAGAGTATGAAACGGTGCAGGCGCGACTGCTGGAGACAGCGAACGGTACCTATCGCGCACTCAGCGAAGCGCAAGAGGTCTACCTGGCCACTGCCGACACGCTACGAGACCTTGGTTATGCCACGTCGGAAGTGCTGGATATCACGGACTCGTTCTCCCACGCGCTGGTCCGCGACGCTGCCCGCGCCGATCAAGCCACTTCAGCCATGGACGCCTACTCGAAGTCTCTGATGAAGGGGAAGATCGATGCCGACGCCTGGGCCTCGATCATGGCCGCTACGCCATCAATCGTGAATGGTATCTCCGAAGCCACCGGGCGGAGTACAGAAGAGATCCGCAAGCTAGGCGCGACCGGCAAGCTGTCTGTCGAAGCGCTGAACGAAGGCCTTCGCCGTAGCCGGGAAGAGAACAAGGCGCTTGCGGATGCAATGGAGACGTCCGTACAGGATGCGCTCATCAATCTTCAGACGCAGTTCGGTGTTTTCGTCGGCAAGGTCAATGAGACCTCTGGCGCTAGCGGAGTGCTGGTCGAGTCTCTGGAGGAGATGGCTCAGATTCTTGCGGACCCAGCCACGATAGAGGCGGCGCAGCAACTCGCAGCAGGCGTAGTGACTGCTTTCAGTGGCATCGCGTCCTCTATGCGCGAGACGGTCGGCATCGTCAAATGGGGCGCCGAAGAGCTGGCCGCATGGATGGGCGGTATCGCTGCCGATGACGTGGTGCGCCTTAATGATGAACTAGTGCGCCTGCAGAAAATGAAGGAAGGCGGGGCGCTTGACAAGTTGGTATTTTTCGGCCGCGACGGGATGGTCTCCTACTACAACGAGCAGGAGCTGGACGCCGAGATCGCAAAGATTCAAGCGGCTATCAACGACGCGATGAATCGACCTGGCGTCAACGCTCCTTCGCCGGGTGTTACTGGCGAGGGAAGGTCTTCTGGGCTAGCTGGGGCTAAAAGCCTTGTGTCGGCGACAAGTGGATCTGGCGATGTCGACAAGGCCACCCAGGCGATTGATAGGCAGATATCCGCCCTCCAACTGCAAGCCTCAACCCTCGGCATGACGTCGAACGCGGTCACGCTATACAAGCTAGCCCAGGAAGGAGCTACCGAAACTCAGCTGAAACAGGCCGATGCCGCTCTGCGCGCAGTCTCTGCGTACGAAAAACAGACTGAAGCCGTCCGGCTAATGAATGAGCAGGAGGAGCGGACCAATACTGAGGCCTCATCAATTCTCGATTCCCTGATGACCGAGGAAGAGCGGATACGCGAATCGTACGAGCGCCGCCGACAGATCATCATGGACGCAACTCTGCTAACCGAGGAGCAGAAGAACGAAGCGGTTATGGCGCTGAAGCTTGAGCACGACGAGCAGATGCTGCTGGCCAACGGCTCCTACTGGGAGCAGTACATGATTGCGGCCCAGGATAATTTGCTTGCGTTCGATGAGCTCTCCGGCGTGATGCTAGAAAACTTCACCGGCCGCTTTGGCGACGCCTTCGAATCAATGGTGTTCGAAGCAGAATCGTTCGGGGATGCTCTTCAAGGGTTGGGCGAAAGCATGGCTCGATCAGTCATCAGCGCCATTGGTGAAATGGCGGCGCAATGGGCGGCCTACCAGGCGCTTGAAATGGCTGGGATCGCCAAAACGACCGCAGCCAAAACCGCCTCAATATCAACCATCACCACTGCGCAAATGGGGTCGATAGCTGCAACCACGGCGGCGTCTACCGCTGCCACAGCCACGACAACCGCAACGCAGGCAGCTGCCGCGGCAACCACCGCCGCAGCTTGGACGCCGGCTGCAATCGTCGCGTCTATCGGCTCGTTCGGCGGTGCGGCTGCCATAGGCCTTGCCGCAGTGATCGCGGCGCTTGCATTCACTGGAGGCTTCCGGAAGGGCGGTTACACCGGAAACGGGGGCGTCAACGATGTGGCCGGGGTCGTCCACGGCAAGGAATACGTGTTCGACGCTGCATCTACTGCGCGAATCGGTGTCGCCAACCTCGAAGCCATACGCAACGGCGAGATGCCAGCCGAGATGACGATGGTTCGCCAGAACGCCAGCAGCTCCGGCAGCGCACAGGCGGCAAGCGGGGCGGGCGGTACGAGCATCAATGTCAACTTGATCGAAGACGCCAGCAAGGCCGGGCAGGTTGAGCAAGTTCGAGGCGAGGATGGAATGCAGGCGCTCAACGTCTGGGTGGCTAGGATTCGCGCTGGCGGGAATGCCGAGTCGGCGGCGCTTGAGCAGGCATATGGACTTTCGAGGGTTGGAAGATGATTGAGTACCCCGCAGAACTTCCTTACCCGGACCTGTCTGGATACGCGTTAGAGCATGCGCCCAATCTCAGCCGCACAGAGATGGCGAGCGGCCGTGCACGCCAGCGGCAACGGTTCACTAGCGTTCCGAGCTTCGTCACTCTTTCGTGGGGCATGCCTCAAAGAGAATTCGAGCTGTTCGAGGCCTGGTTTCGCTGGGATTTGAAAGATGGAGCCGAGTGGTTCACCGGCTGGGCGCAGACTGGTGGGCCTACCAAACAGACCGTGATGCGCTTCATCGGTAACAATTCATCAGCACCCTATACGGCGCGGCTGAGCGGGCCGGACTATTGGAAGATCAGCTGCCGGCTTGAGATTCGCGAGAAGCAGACCTTCGCTGAAGGCTGGCAGCACCTTCCACAGTACATCCTGTTCCCGTCAATCCTCGACCTTGCCATTAACCGCGAATGGCCAGAGTCGCCCTACCAGACGCACATGGGTGCGTTCGACTCTGGGGTCAACGAGGGCTGGCCACAATGAGTGAGGCGCTAGAAAGGGTCTATGCCTCGGGCGGCGACGTTCTGATCAACACCTTGGAGCTGGCGTGCGCAGCATGGGATGAGCCGATACTGCTGTGCGATGGGTTTGAAAATCAGGCATGCATCACCGAGGACGAACGGGCGGTGACCTTCATTGCCTCTGGCATCGCGGTCGAGCTTCCAGATCGCGGGACCAGCGGCGGCCAGACGCTCACCTTCGCTATCGACAACGTGACCGGAGAGGCGCAGCAGAAGATCGACGCGGCGCTTGAGGCTGAAGAGCGAATCATCCTTACGTACCGATGCTATCTGGCGAGCGACAAGTCAGCGCCGGCTGAGGCTCCGTATCGCATGACGGTCCTATCCGGCCAGATCAAGGGGCCAACGGTGCAAGTTGAGGCGGGTTACTACGACCTGATCAATGCGGCCTGGCCGCGTGACCTTTACGACTCTGAGTTTGCTCCAGGGCTGAAATATCTATGAACTGGCTAGAGCGGTACATGGGCGCCCGTTATCGGGACGGCGCGCGCGGCGAGGTCGTGGGCGGCGTTCTGGAATACGACTGCTGGTCGCTGGCTCGCGCGGTGCGTCACGAGGTTTACGCAAAGCCGCTGCTTCCTTCTTGGGGGCACGTCCGCAACACCATGCCCCGCGAGTTCGCCCGGGCTCACGAGGCGGTTTCCTCATGCCTGGAAGAGTGCTCGCCGGAAGTCGGCGCAGTGGCTGCGGTGTTCCGTGGCCGGCTGGTGACGCACGTCGGCGTCGTCATTGAAGTGGATGGCCGCTTGGCTGTCCTCGACATCCGCGGCGATGGACTTCCGGTTCGCTGGCAATGGGTCCGCGATTTCGAATCACGCTACCTGCGCGTCATCTACTACAGGGACAAGACATGATCAGGATTTATGCGAGCAAGCTGAGCGGCGAGGTAGTCGAGCAGCACGAGGCCGCCGGCTGCACGCTCGACGCCTGGCTGTCTGCCAATGTCAGCAGCTATAAACGCATGGATTCCCCGCCGATAAGCGTGCACCTCAATGGTGGACTGCTGTCCGTGGATGACTGGTCGCGCGTTGTTATTGCTGACGGCGACACGCTCGACATCTACCCGGAGCCGAAGAACGATACATTCAACCTGCTGTTCAACCCGGCGTTCCACTCGAAGATCGGCATCATGCAGTTCTTCATGCCGGAGACGCCGAAGCAGCAAGATAACAACAAGAAGGGGGCCGAACTCGACACGGTTTCGGCTCGCGGCAACCAAGTTAAAACAAACTCGGTCATCCGCGAGATCGCTGGCCGTCGCAAGGTCTATCCGGACTATCTGCTGCCACTGCGCCGGTACTTCGCTGGGCCTACCGAGCAATGGGCTGAAATGCTGCTATGCATTGGCAAGGGGAAATTTGACATTCCAGCCAGCCGTGTGCTGGTCGGCGATACGCCCATGATTTCGCTTGGCTCCGATGCCCAGTTCACGATCTACCAGCCCGGCGCTGACCTGTCCGCAGAGCCTGCTGCTATCTGGTGGCACTCTGCACCGGAGGTCGGGTCGAGCAGCACCGGAACCGCTGGCCTGGAGCTGAAGGCGACATTCGGCGTAAGCCCAATCCCTACGGCTAGCGCATACATATTCAGCGGGGACCTGATCACAATCCCTTCAGGAGCTGGCCAATTCCCGACAGGCTGGTCAGCCGGCATGATCGTGCGAATCGAGGCGGAAGAGCCGTACACAGTTGGCTCGGCTGATGGCCGCGATTACCTTGAAGGCAGCCTGGCTTGGCTAGCCCCATTCGCGGGCATGGTGCTTGAAATTGCCGGAGATGCCATCGGCACGTATGTCATCGATGAGTTCACCCCTGGCGTTGATGGTGCGCCCGACCGCTTGACGCTGAACTACCTGAACGGTTCTCCTGTCGCCGGCCTGCCGCTTGGGCCGGCATCGCTGAGTATTGGATATGCTGGGCTACGCTACCGACTCACGGCGGCCAGCGCATCAGCGATCTCGGTTGAGCGCATAACCGACACAGGTGGCGTCGATCCTTCGATCTGGTCTGGCTTCAATTCGTTCTCCAGTACTTCCGCTCAAATAGCGTTAGACGGCTCGACACAGGAGGGCAACTGGTGCGGCCCGTTTGCCTGCTGCCCGCAAGGCGAGAAAGCAACGCAGCTTGAGTGGGACGTGATGTTCAGCAATGGACTGTTCATCATGAATAAATACGGGAACGCTGCGGCTTATTCGGTGGGCGTAGAGCTTCAGTATCGGGATATTGATACCGCAGGTGCCTGGACTTCGATCAGGAAGACCTACACAGCTGGGACGCTGGATCAGATCGGCTATACGGATCGAATCACGCTCCCATATCCAATGCGTGCTGAGGTTCGGATGCGCAGGATCGGTGCTAAGTCCGGCGATACCAATGTTTCTGACGACGTAGAGTGGTACGGGCTCCGCGCGAACCTCCCAATCAAAAAAGCATATGAGGGAGTCACTGTAATGGCTGTCCGCGTCCGGGGCGGTAACCGGATTTCGTCAAAGTCCGAGCAGCTGATATCCGTTGAGGCAACCCGCGTTCTTCCTGTGCGCAGCGGGAATGGCACCTGGGACGTTGAATCGCCGACGCGCGATATTGTCCCGTTCATTGCTCACGTCGCACGCTCGATAGGCTACACGGACGACGACCTAGACATGCCCGAGCTTGAGCGGCTGGGCGCTGTATGGGCGGCGCGGGGTGATTACTTCGACTTCATTGCCGACTCATCTCGGACGGTCAAGCAAGTTCTGTCCGACGCGATGGCGGCGGGCTTTGCTGATCTGACCATTGATCGAGGCCGCATTCGCCCGGTGCGTGACGAGCCGCGGGCAACCTTCGAACAAGGCTATTCGCCGCAGAACATGACGGACGAGCTGACGCGCCAGTTCAAAGCCCGCAAGCCTGACGATTTCGACGGCGTTGATGTCGAGTACACCGACGGCATCACTTGGCAGAAGGAAACGGTTAAGTGCCGCCTGCCTGGCGATATCGGCCGCCGCGTTGAGAAGGTCAAGGTCGAAGGCGTCACGGACCGCACGCGCGCGTGGCGGATCGGTATGCGGCAGCGAATGATCCAGAAGTATCGCCGCTGGGGTTATCGCTTCTCGACCGAGCTTGATGCTCTCAACAGCCGCTACCTCAGCTACGTCCCGCTTCAGGACGATGTGCCTGGCTACGGCCAGAGCGCGATCATGCTGAGCTACGACAGCGGCATCATTGAGTCATCCGAGCCGCTGGATTGGTCAGCCGGTGGCACGCATGTGGTTGGCATTCGCCGGCCGGATGGCACGCTGTCCGGGCCTTACGCCGCAACGCGCATCGATGACTATCGACTGTCGATCACTGGCCTGGACTTCGAGCCCGACACCTCGTGGAGCATCGAGCCGCCGCATTTGCTGTTCGGCCCGGTCAACCGCTGGAGCTATCCGGCGCTGATCACGTCAATCAGCCCGAGCGGCGACGGGGCGTCGGTTGAGGCGGTTAACTACCATCCAGCCGTCTACGCATACGACGACGCCATACCACCCGCTGACGCCTAACCACTAGCTAACACATACCGGACACGGCCCACACGGACGCCGTGCGAATTTGCACGCCTGGAGAAAACGCATGACTTTCAATACCGGAAACAATGTTCCGTCGACCGATCCACGCGACCTGTACGACAACGCCGAATGCCTCGACAAACTGGTCAACGGCTCAGCTCCGTTCGTTGCCGACCGTAAAGGCAAACTGCGCGAGTCATGGGCGGGGATGGAGAACACTTTCAACAATGCCCAGGAAGGGCGTGAGAACGCATTCGCCATATCGCAGGCTGACAAAGAGTCGCGCTTCCAGGCATTCCTCGTCTCCTCCGGCTATGTGAGCAAGGGCGACTATGCGGCCGACGTCGTACTGGCTGAGCGGAACGAGTACGTGGCGGTCAGCGCAGCGACCACAGGCACGACTGCCGGCCTCTACCGGCCCGGCCCTGGCGCTACGCTTCCTTTGACGCTGACAGGCGCCTGGGCGACCGACTCTGCCAATCTGGTACTGCTCGGTGATGACGTGCTGCGGCAGGAGCTGGCGTCCCCTAGCGGCGCGCAGAATGTTCGTTTGGGTGCGCGGACCCTGGAACAGATCCTCAAAGGCGAGTCTACTGTTCGCCCTGAAGCGTACGGCGCTGTTGGTGACGGTGTTGCCGATGATACTGCGGCACTCCAAGCCATGCTTGACGCAGGGTTGCACGTTGATTTCGGTGACGAATCGCGCAGCTATATGGTTAGTGGAAAGCTGATGTTGCGTAGCGGTCATACGCTCAGAGGTAAATGGCCGACGATCACGCAGACAGCCGTCCAAACGCCTTTGTTTGACGGTATAGGAAAAGATTTGATTAGTGCTAATGGGTTACGATTAGTCGGCGTACGCGAATCTGATTATGTGAACAGCCCCACGTCTAAAGCCATCGCATTCGCACTGGACTCTGCAACCCGCGTGAATGTGTTTGGTAATGTCTTCAAGGACTTTTGCTACTCCCCGTTAATGGTTGGTCAGCCAGGGGCAGATATCACCTTCGCTTTCAACATTGTTGAGGGTCCTGGGGCTGACGTGCTGTCAGACCCTAACTATCGCAACACCACCGGCTTTACGATCATCGGCCAGAACATCCTTGTGCACGGTAACAAGATCAGCGCAACGGCCTCGGGCGGTATCATCGGTCAGGGCTCCGAAAACATTGTTGTGAGCAACAATATAGTTCGCGACTTGGTCACAGAGCACGGCCTGTACTGCGACACCGGCATTAAGAACCTGACGATTTGCAATAATGTAATCGATGGCACTGGCCCTGCCGGTACTGGTCTCAAGGTCCAGCTCTATGACAGCTTCGGCGTGGATTGTGAGAACGTGTCCATCACCGGCAACGTGATCAAAAACAGCAGCTCTGATGCGATCCTCGTCATCAACGTAACGGCTGGCACTCCCGTTCGCCGTATCAAGGGTCTGAGCATTTCCGGGAACACCATCGTTACATCCGGGCAAAGCGGCATCGCCGTGCGCAACACCCAGGGGTTCAGCATTTCCGGCAACAGCATCAACGACACCGCCTATGACTCGATCTTCATTATTGACGCCTTGGACGGTCTGGTGGCGGCGAACCAGATCGCAAACTCTGCGACCGCTGGTATTTTCGAGGCTCTCGGCGAGCGATTGAGAATCGCCGGGAATAAATTGTACAACGTCGGTCGGGGGGCCGAGGGCCCCGGTCATTCGGCTATATATATAGCCAACGGGTCCGAAATAGATATCTCTGATAACCAGGTACTACCCGGCAATACCGCTCAACGGTACGGCATATTTATCGCCGATGGTGATCAGTCAACGATGGTTGTGCGTGACAACAGCATAATCGGCTCTACGTCGGCCGACTTTCGGTTCAAAATCCCGGCCTCGCCGCTTGCGTACTTCGGTGGTAATCATTTTGCCGGCGCAGTCGATAACTTCTACGAGGTTCTGCAGCGTGGCACGTTGCCGCATGTGTGGTTCGGCAGTGAGCCACCTACCTCCGGTACTTTCGCACAGGGGGCGCGGGTAGAAAGGCTGTACCCAATTGCCGGGGGTAATACCGGTTGGGTCTGCGTTGTCGCGGGTAGCCCGGGCACATGGCGAGCCTATGGATCAGTAGCTGCTAGTTGAAGTTTATTATTGGAATAAATCCCGCACCCTAATGCGGGATTTATTTTCAGTCTTTAAGCATCTCGGGCTCGTTCTCTTCTGCCCACTTTATAAAGTGCTTAGATACTTGCTTGCTTGCGTACTCAGAGTAATGGCTGTAGTTGTCACGAAATATTGGCATCCCATCAATTGTTAGAGAGCAGCTAACTTTGCTGCAGAAAACTTCGTTCTGATCGTAAAATTTTACGCCTGGGTTAGAAGACCTAATTTTCTGTATTAGAGTGGAGAAACCATCATCTATTTTCTTTCTTTCCTCAACGCCCAGCTTGCAGTCATCGGGCTTCGCTTTTAAAGGTCTTGAAAAGCATCCTTTCAGATCCCTATCTGCAGTTATATGGGGAGTAAAAACTATTACTTTTATCCCATTATCTTCAAGGTAAGAAATTCGCTCTGTGAGCCGGTCAATATAGGCTGAATCGGGGTTGCTAATAAGCCCGTCGATAATAGTGTATTCAATGGACCGAGATTTCTCGATTATCCCATTGATGAGCATTTTTTGCTTGTAAGGTCGATTTCCCGAGCATGGGCTTGTATCAGTTGGTGCGTTAGGATCAGTAACATCAATCATCTCTGGCGAGCATGCACCAATCGATAGAATACTGTGGCCGCTGGTTCTTTCTGAACTGGCCAGGCCCGGGTAGAGATGATTCGCAAAGCTAGTCCCAAGAAGTAGAATCGTCGGTGGCGCGTCCTTATTGGTTATGCAAAAAAACCAACCGTATTCATTGGCGTCAGCAAAAGGATATTTCGTCCTGCACAGATCATTCTGAGCGTATTTCCAAAGCGGTCCAACAAACTGGCTGTTGAATGTTTCTGAGCTCTTAACGGAGGCGCGGTCAGGAAGCCCTCCCATGAGATATGTGGCGTAACCTGTAGAGCCTAGAGAAACCATCATCGCGATAAGAATGGCAGGCTTTAACTTGGTTACGACCCTACGTAGTGGCCTTTCAATGAGAGCATAGGTTGCCCAAGCTAACAGAGCACTGCAGAAAACTGCTGCCAATCGCACATGAACAGAGGGGATGTCACCTTCGATAATTCTCGCGAATGTGAGAAGCGGCCAATGCCAAAGGTACAACGGAAAGCTGATCAACCCTATCCACACGAAAGGCTTAAACGAGAAAAGATATTTGTTAAGCCAGGCGTCAGGGCCACCAGCTATAAGCAGGGTGGCGCCCACTACCGGGATGAGAGCCCAGTAACCGGGAAACGCATCCTCGCTGGTGATAAGGTATAAACCTATGACTATCGAAATGACACCCATAGCCGACATGAGATTGCGAATTATCGGTCTGCTCGCTGAATTGGAGCTATAGAAATAAGCGTAATAAGCTAGGACTGATCCACATAAGAGTTCCCACGCGCGCGTGTGTGGCATGTAAAAAACAAAGCTAGCATCACTAGCGATGTTTTTAATGTTTAGCCCGAAAGAGACCGCCGCCAACGCAAGCGCTGCTATGAGGAAGTTGACTCTTAACTTATGTGCGACCCATATGATGATCGGCCAGAAAATGTAAAACTGCTCTTCAATTCCTAATGACCATAAGTGCAGCAATGGCTTCACTTCAGCGGCCGTGTCAAAATAGCCGCTCTCATCCCATAGCAGGATGTTGGAGATAAATGCGGATCCGCCTCCAATGTGCTTCCCAAGCTGTTCGTACTCCACGGCGAACAGTGTGTACCACCCGAAGACCAAGCAGCTGCTCAGAACAATCAGCAGGGCTGGGAATATTCGGTTGATTCGCCTTTCGTAAAAATCAACTAGGTTGAAAGACTCCTTCGTTACAGATCCAAAGATGATGCCCGAGATCAAGTATCCGGAGATCACAAAAAAGATATCGACACCTATGAAACCGCCCCGCAAGTATTCGGGGAAGGCATGGTAGATAACAACAGCAACCACAGCCAAAGCTCTCAAGCCGTCAATGTCCGGCCGGTAATTAGGATGATAACGCTTTGGCTTGTCGCCTATAGTCGGGTTGCTGGCCATTCCTGCCGATGCTCCTGTGGCGCGGTTCAATTTCTGAGGTCGCGATCCTACGCCATTGCCGCCGTCATTTGAACGGTTGGCCTATGGCAGCCCAATAGCCCGCCATTGAGCGGGCTTCTTTTTGCCTGGAGAAACCCATGACCCTCTCTGAAATCCGGGAGCGAGCCATAGCGCCCGCTCTTGCGCTGCCACTCGCTTGGAGAAAACTATGACGCTCGGACAAAAACAGCGGCAGTTCGTCCGCATGATCGGCCAGCTGATCGAGTTCGCTTATGCAAACGGCTATGAGCTGACTTTCGGCGATGCCTACCGCGACCCGCGCGTGCATGGCGCCGTCGGCGAGAAGAAGTCGTACAGCTCCGCCGTCTCGCTACACAAGGAGCGCCTGGCTGTGGACTTCAACCTGTTCATTGATGGCCAGTACATGATGGCCAGCGAGGACTACCGGGAGCTTGGAGAGTTCTGGGAGTCTATCGGCGGCGCATGGGGAGGGCGTTTCAACGATGGAAACCATTTCAGCCTGGAGCACGGTGGCCGCAAATGACCGCCTGGCTGAAGCTGATTCCGTCCTCGGCGTGGTGGCTGCTGGCCGTGCTGCTGATCGGCGGGGTGCAGCAGTACCGGGTGATGGTTGCACAGCAGGATCATGCCAGCGCCAAAGCAGAATGGTCGGAGCAACTGCGCCTCACGGCCGAAGCCAATGCGGCGGTGATCCTCAAACAACAGACCGACCGCCTGGCCCTAGAAGCGCGGCTGGGCATCCTCGACACAACCTCAACCGAGAAACTGACCCATGCACAAACTGAAAATGACCGCCTGCGCCGCGAGTATTCTGCTGCTGATGATGAGCGGCGCCGGCTGCGCATCGAGGTCCGCGTCGCCCGCGCCGACGCCATCGTGTCCGCCGCCACCGGCGCCGGCGGCCTGGGCGATGCAGCCAGCGTCGAACTCAGTGCAGCAGCTGGATCAGCTGTTTGGGATATCCGAGGCGGAATGATCAGCGACCAGGAGAAGCTGGAGTATCTGCAGGAGTGGGCGAGGGCGGTGCGGACTGGCGAGTAGGAGGTCACAGCGCGACGGCGCCTCCACCTGTATGGTGGTGTGACCCAATCAAGGAGGATATATGGGAAATCTCATCATCAATCGCAAGCCAGGCCAGCGGATATTCTTGTCGCCAGAAACCGAAGCGGATGCGGCCGAGCTTTACCGGCAGCTCACTGAGGAAGGCATCTGGCTTGAGCTGTATCACAGCCGAACGCCCGGACAGATAGTGGTTTGCATCACCGCGCCGCCCGCGCTCAATGTGGCGCGGGAGGAGCTGCTGACTGCGGATGAGGCTCGCAGCTAACCCATTCACTGGAGGGCGATAGGGGTATCATGTGCCGCTTTGCTTGGGGGATTTATGCTGCTGTTGCGCATGAAAGGCGGGGTGACATATACGCTCGATCGCCAGGTCGGTAGCTCTGGCAAGCATGGCATCTGGGAATTCCATCGATCCGCCAGCTCCTTCATGAGTCCGCCGGACTATTCCCCTTACCGTCACGCCGCAATCTCGCCAGCTGAGCCGAAGGTCGGCGCGACAGTGCAGGTGTCCATCTGTAAGCCGAGCGCACCTGAGGCCGACTGGATACCCATCGGTGAAGGAGTTGTCGCTTTCGATACTGTGAGCTAGGTATCTCGGGGCGGCGTCATGCGGCTAACTCCGCCACCTAAACCGCTCCGGCGTCTCGCGCACAAACCCCTGGCCTTCACATTCTCCGCAATCCTCTCGCCCGCTGAACGAGTCATCGCAGGCAGGGCAGGGCATGAAGATCGACACGCTGGCGCGGCCCACCAGTTCCACATGCCGCTTTGTGTCGCCTTCTTCCTTGGCGAGCTGAATGGCATCAAGCGCGGCGCGGTACAGGTCGGGGTCACTGATTGACCGAGCGTCTACGCCAGCCTGCATTCTTGAGGTCTCGAACATTTCGTGCTGCTCGCCGCTCGGCGTCACCAGTAGCTTCCCATCGATCACACCAAGCGATCGGCCGCCGTGGTTGGCAATGAGCTCAAGCCCGTTGTCGGTGTCTTCGATTCGTGCGTGGTAGCCGGCCGGTTCGCGGAACTTGTCCGTTTCAAGGTAGAAGCGAACGCCGCGCAGAATACCTATGCGCTGATCGCCACTGCCCACGTCGTAATTCCCCGAATGCTGGAAGTACCGGTACAGGTAAATCTGCTCTTCGATCTCGTGCGAGTACGCTGCGTTGGCGAGTTCTAGCAGGTCGAAGTGCTCCAGCGGGTCGATGATTCCCGCCCGAAGCATGTCGTCGGCGGCCTCGACAAGGTTATCCCGGTAGAGCTGGGGAATGTCGCGGCGCGCTGCGGTGTCGTCCAGCATGCGGTGCCAGCGCTCGACGGTCATGCTGGTGCGCTGGGGAGTGGAAAGGTCTCGGCCCATGATTTGCTCTGATGCTGTATATGCGTACAGTATCAGGGCGGATGAAATCCGATCCAGCGCTTGCAGATCAGCGGCTACAGCACCGGATCGCTGATCCGCTTGATCAGGTGTGCGCCGTCGTTGCGGACGTTGCCTACGGCACGATCAACCGGATACCAGTCGAACTTGTCGACGTCCAGGCTGTGCTCGAGCACGATCTCTTCGGCCTCTTCGGGCGACAGTTCTGGGTCCAGCCAGTGGAGCGCGCATTCGGGAGATAGCACCACCGGCCTGCGGTCATGGATGTCGATCATCCCGAGGTCGCTTGAGGCCGTGATGATGACGAACCCGTCGCCATCTCTCGGCTCCAACGCGCCGCCCCGCTGAAACTGCCCGAGCGCTGCCATGAATAGTGGCTCGTCTCCGCAGCGCTTGATCAGGTATGGCTGCTTGATCTTCGGGCTGGCCTCGTCCTTCTTCCATTCGTACCAGCCGTTCGCGGGCACAATTGCCCGGCCGGTCTGCCAGATATCGCGGAAGAACTTCGAGGTGGCTGCTGTCTCTACCCTGGCGTTGATCGCCGGCGGCCTCTTCCCCTGCGCCCAGAACGGGGCGTATCCCCATTTGACCGGCTCCATGCGAAGCCCGTCCTCGTCCTGGTGCAGCAGCTGAACCCTTGATTGCGGCGGCACGTTGTAGCGGCCAATCGGAGAAGGGTCGAAACCGCCGACCAGCGACAGCTGAGGGTCCAGGGCGAAGAGGTATTCCACTGCCTGGCTGTATTGTGTGATTCGTCCGCACATGGTCGCGCCTCGTTGCTCGATGAGGAGTTGACCGCGGCGGGTGTGGTCTTGTTGCTGGGTTGTTGTGAGCTTGCCCAGAACGGGCGAGGAGGGCGGGAATTCCTTCCCCAAAACGCAAACGTAAGTGTTTGATTCTATTGGCGCGGCATAGATCGCAAAATGAAGCTTTCCATGAGGCGGAAAACAGCCTAAAAGCCGCGCCGCCACTGGCTTTCAGCGGTATTTATGCCGCGTCCCAGGCCTTGATGCCGTAGAGACGGAGTCCTTGGGTTGGGTGAGGCATAAACGGATTTTCTTTTCTCAGGCCACAGGGTGGCGAATTATGCCATGTCGACGCCATGGTTGTCGGACGCATGGTCGAGCGCTTGCCGGATGTCATCTGCATTCGTCGGACGGACCAGCCGTGCCAGCTCTTCCCCTTGGCGCAACAGAATCAGCGTCGGCCAGAGCTTGACTCGGAACGAGCGGCCCAGCGGCCGGCCCGGCCCGTCTTCGATCTTCAGGTGACGGACGTCATCACGATCCGCCAGCACCTTGGCCAGCGACGGCTGTGCGGCGCGGCAGTGGCCGCACCAGGGTGCGCCGAACTCCAGCAACGTCAGACCTTGCAGCGCATCGACCTCGGCACGTCCGGGTTCGGTTGCTGCATAAACGTCGTTCATGGACAT